ATTTTTTTTGACCTTTCAAAAACTTAATTCCCTCTCTGATAATCTCTAATATTGAATAACCGGAAGTAGAAGAGAAATTCATTATTTCTTCCTTTTCTTCTTTTGTTACACGAACATAAAGTCTATCATTCATAGGATTGTCGGTTTTAGGTCTGCCTGTGCGTGGTGACATTGTAATCACCTCACTTTCTGTACGCACATTTATAGTATAACAGTACGCACAAAAAGTCAAGCACTTTTTCAAAAAAATAAAAATGCCCTAGATTGAATCTAGGGCGTCTATCATCCGACCAGTTTATTCACCGACTTATTTTCCAAAAATTCCTTAATTTCTCCGTATCCCCAACCGTATCCAACCAGTGAACTTACAAGCATTTCTGCATTTTGAACTAACAGCAGTTCTTCCTCAGTCAGATAATCCCGGATGTTTTCTTTGTTGCCAATATTAAGGTCAAGCCGTAATTGCTTTGCGGTTTTTCCGAATACTGATTTATAAATCAAATCGGTGTAGGTAGAGTATGCATGACCGTGCATCCGTTCATTTTCGGAAGTCCTCTGCAAACTATCCGTAAGTACCCTGCGGACACCAATTCCTTTTTCACGTTCCCGTATTTTGCCGATAAGAGCCTTTTCCATAGCGTTAAACTGCCGTATGTAGGCTTCCTTGAACTGCATTGCTTTTTCACCAGTGTATCCCATAGCAAGAAGAGTAAATCCGTCTCTTGTCATAACAAACATAGGTTTTTTCCTGTTAATACTATCTGTATAAGAGATAGGCACGAAATTGTGCTCTCTAAATTCTTCACTACAATCAAGTTCTCTTATGTCCTGCATAACACGTTTATGCTCTTTTCCAAACGTTTCCGCAACATCAAGGCTTGTTACAACGGTTACTTCTTCTTTGTTTAATGTTTTGATTTCAACTAACATTTTCTACCTCCAACAAATACATTGTCATGGGGCAGAAGAGCATAAAAATAAGCCCACTACCCCTGTTACTGTTGGAGTAGCGAACTTCCAATCTTTTTTTGGTCTGTCTTTATTCCGGGTCTTGGTTACAATCTAGGCTGTCTAATCAGCTTTCACTCTCCGGACGTGTTGCAAGACTTCCTAACTGACACATATTATATCATGCAGAACATGGGTTCGCAACATAAAAAATAAGAGCACCCTTGCGGATGCCCTTAAAATCAATATTCTATTGTAATTTTATGATTTCTTTATGCCCAGTCCAGATGCTTGTTTCGTATTCCAGTTCAATACTCTGCGCATCTTGCGGAACTACAAATGCAATCTTGTAAGATGTTTTTCTTCCGCTTGAAAGATTCGCATTCAACGAAGAACTATCAACAACACTGTAATTCTGCTCACAATCTGTATTGTCTGCGTAACACTGAAAATCGTAGATGCTTACATACTTATCATCTTTGCTGTTGTTCTGATAAGAAACATCAATCATAATGTATTTTGTTCCATCAGCAGGAGCGTTCCAACCGTATTCATCCTCATAATCAGTGTAGTCAAGGTCAAAATCATTTATTGTGACTTGCAATCCGTCCGCATCGAATGTGTAACCGGGAGAAATAACAGTACCACTCGGTACTTCCGCTTCTTCAACCTTTGATTCCGGTGTACTTTCTGATACTGCGGTAGAACTTTCTTGTATTGCAGAAACAGATGCCTGTGTGCCGGTAGATTCCTTGTTACTATCGGATACACTATTTACAAACAATGCCATAATGGCAAAAATAATAATTCCGATAATAGAGCAAGTCAGTCCTGCGATAGCAGTGCCGTGTTTCTTGTCTTTCTGACATAGTGCAATGATAGCAAGAACAGCACCTATAATTCCCGGCACAATTCCGAAAGCTATACAAGCTGTCAAAATACTGATGATTCCTAAAATCATCGAAGCAATTCCTAAACCACTTTGTTTCATAGAGTAATTACCCCTTTCATTTTGAATTTTATAAAATTTTAACACATTTGTGGTATTCTGTCGATAAATAGATGTGAAGTATTGAAAAAATTTTAATGTGTTTATTTTGATACCCCCGTAGGTCTGCATTTTCAACCGAAAATCTCATTTTCAGAGGTTTTTGAAAGAAAAATTTTTCTACAATTTTCGTGCTAAAAATTTTAAATCCCCCCTGGGTAGCACTTTTCAAGCTGAAAAATCCGTTTTCAGAGTTTTTTCGCAGATTTTTTCAGACCGTTTCAGGGCATGGAACATTTTTCGTTTCTGCAGTGCAATCCCTGGACCTGTCACCCGTTCACCGTGTCGCAGCTTTCGCAAGGTCTCCGACTGCCGAAAGCATAGAATCATACGCAGACCGCAACAGCTCTGCAGATTCCGGAGACATACCACCGGCGGCACTCTCAACCTTTATGACGGTTTCCAGCCGTTCCCCGGCATCCGCTACGCTTTCCATAATGTCATATACATGACCGATTCCCACTTTTCGCATTTTGTATAATCCCCTTGTAATATTTGATTGTACACCAAGACAGCGCAAGCCGTCAAGTCAATATGTTTGGGAATCTTTCCAAAGCATAGAAGAGCAGCGAAAACAGATCAGCATATACCCATAGCACGACAAAAAGACGGTTGCAAGCCGTCTTTTATCTGTTTTCAAGTTCAAAAATTGCCCACCGCAAAACTGCGGCTGTCTCCGTGTCTTTCTCTCGCTCCGCACACTCTAACAGCTTGTATAGTCTTTCAATGTTCTTTTCTTCCATCCTATGGTAACCTCCTTTTTTTTATTTTTGGGTAAATTTCACCCATAAAACCGCCGCCGGTAGTGATCCGGCGGGCATCCTCTGCGGCAGTTAATTCAAACAGTTTTCAATATCTTTTGCAAGGTGTGGAAATGCTTTTTCTATGTCTTGCACGCTGTCGGCGTAATAATCACCAACAATTTTTCCAAAAATGCGAAGATTGCCGGAATAAAATCCGCCTAAATCATTAAAATATATGTCTAATCCTGTCACCTGTTCCGGCTTGTCTCCATACCACATATCAATATTTATTTTTCCCATTTTCATTTCCTCCATATTTTCAATTTTTCCCGGTTATCCGGGTAAAAGCAAGCCGGGGCACGATCCCCGGTGTAAGCCTGTCTTACTTGCTAAATTTAACAATATGATAAATTATATCAAAAGAATGGCTTAATGCTCTTGCCTGTGTGTCTAACCATTCCTCTGATCTGTTTGGTTTGTTCTCGCCGCCGCAAACCTTTTTTAACTCAGACGGGCAACAGAGACGTTCTGCAATGTCACAGTCATATATCAGAGAGCATCCGCCCCAACTGTACTGTTTCCAGTCAGCGGCGCCATTAAGTAAAAGGCTTTTTAACTCTGTTTTGTCCTGCGGGATCTCTTCAACTTCCAGAGCTTCTACAAGCTCATAAGCATAGATCTTTACACCTTTATTCCATGCGCTTCTTGCCTTGCTGTTGTTGATTGCTTCTAATAATTCATTCTTTCTCATATTGCTTTACCTTTTCACCCGTGTTATAATTTGGGTGCCTTTCTTTTTTGGGTGCCGGTGTTCGCTTGGTAGGTGGTCACCGGCTTTATTTATTTGTTGAGATAACTATAACAGATATAAGGCACAAAAACAAGACGCAATAATATACAAATATAAGGCACAAATAAGCACTTTTGTTGTACATAATGTATAAGGCACAAAAAGAAACATGATTATATTATAGTAGATAAAAAATAATATTGACATATAAGGCACAAACAAATATAATAAAGATACATTTATATAAGGAGGCGCAAACAATGGAGCGAAAAACAACAGACGCAACAAGAAAAGCAATTTACAAATACGACAACAAATTTGAACGGGTGAATTGCCGTTTTGCAACTGGCACAAAAGACCGTATTAATAAATTAGGTTATAAGAGTGTAAATGATTTTATAAAATTAGCTGTTGCGGAAAAACTGGAGCATGACGAAAAAATATTAAAATAAGGCACAAAAACATATTGACACATAAGGCACAAAATGTTATAGTGATATCATGATATCACAGCAATGATATCACACAAATGATATCATAAAAAACTAATGATATCACATTAATGATATCACAAGAAAAGGAGGTGCTAAAATGTCGGAAACATTTAACCAAATGATTAGATTCCCGAAAGACCTAGAACCGCAGATCAAAGCGCAGGCAGAAAAGAACGGTGTAAGTGTAAACCAGTTTGTTATAGGTGCCGTGATCACAGCATTGCAACCAGTACAACCGCAGACAGTGACAGAGCAACCGAAAGAAACGCCCGTGACAGGCTTTAGAAGCCCCTTAAACGAGAAAATCGCACTCATGCAGGCAAATGAACGGCTACACGCTTTACAAGCCAAAACAGCGGCAGAAAGAGCCGTTAGAGAGCACGGAGAAGTTAAACCAGTTATAAAACATCCTCCGAAATGGGCAGGCTTACCAGGACAGCGGCCAGACGAAAGCAATGTTGAATGGGTAGAACGCAAGAGGAAAGAAGCGGAAGAAATTTATAAGCAAGGTATTGAACGAATACAAAGAGAAAAGGAGCAAACGACATGAAAGGAACACCGGAGCAGATCACAGCAAAGAAAGCCGCCCGGATCCGTTCAAACGTACGGCAGTTTTTCCGGTACTATCGGGATCAACTGGAAACAACGGAATCGGAACGGCTGAAAGAATTTAACCGGGCAGAACTCCAAGCACTGGAGACGGTGCAAGCGGAAACGCTCCAAGCACTGGACAGCATGACGGATCCGGAGTTATTGTCCAGCAAATCCGCATACGGTGACAGGGCGTTAATTGACCGGATCACAGCGAGAGCGGAACGGATCAGAAGAACAGAAAGAGCAACAGCATAAACAGGAATTAAGCAGGTGTAACAGCCTGCTTTTCTTGATCTATTTTCACTGTGATATTTTAACGTGCTAAATTTTGTAGACAAATTGTAGACATTTTGTAGACGCAGATTAAATAAAAGGAGATTAGATAAAATAAAGGTTAGATAAAATAAAAGTAAATAAGAGCAGAAAGACAATGATATACTAAGTATATATAAATTCTAGAGCCGACCGGCTGCCACCATGTACCCATCTGCAAAAATTACCTGTCTGTCTGTTAAATAATCCCATTTGTCAAATTTAACCGGATGATATTTTTTAATCGCATGATTTTTATATGCTCAGGATCACCGGAAGACATACCACAGTAACAAATTGTCAAATGCGTAAAAGGTTGTTGTGGATTTATAAATAGCACTTATGGTATGATAAAAGCAGTTAGGGAGCCGACGTTAACACGGTGCGAGTGACAGCGGAGCAAATCCAACCCCCTCTGGATACGCAGCCGCCCAGATTGTAACCAAGACCACCGGAGCCGGCAGACCGGAAACGACAAGAAGTCACTAGCTTGTCACTTTTTTAGATTTATGTTTTTACCTGATCTGTGGAGGAGATCAAAAGACATAGGTTTATTGAGTGATGCTTGTGATTTTTTTATTGCAGATTTTTAGGAGGTGCAGGAATGGAAAAAGTTGAAAATACAGAAACATCCAAGGTATATGAGAATGACATGGATCTATATCTTTCCCAGTTCTGCAAAGATCAGAAAATAGAGGATATAAGACAAGAGTCTCAAAGCGTTTGGAATGCTGCTCTTATGTATATCAAACGTCATGCATTTAATGAGCCTGACTGTCTTAAGTCTAAAAACCTTGTAAATACTACTGGATCATTTACAGGTGGAGTAAGTAATTATAACGCTTATAATTATGATTTAGTTAATCGTATATGTGATTATTATATATATATGTGTATGATGTATGATAAAGAGGTATCAGCTATAGGATTTAGTTTATTAACGGGTATTGATAGATATACAGTAGCTACATGGAGAGATGAGGGGACTAAATTAAGTCCATCGTGTTCTGACATCGGCAAAAAGATATCGGATTTTCGCGAAGAGTCTTTAAGCGCAAAACTTGCCACGGCAAAGCGAAACCCTGTTGGAATCCTGGCAATTCTGAATAGGCATTACGGGTGGAACCTTCCCGGCGTATCAAGAGAGCAGCAGAACCACAAGCAAGCATTAACTGCTTCGGATCTGCCACAGTTAGGCGGTGCAAATGGACAAAATACATCAATGTTGACCGACTCCGGAGCGTATGGAGATAATACAGCAGATGCGAATGAGTAGCAACAACTACGGAAACGTGCGGAAATATGGGATAGTTAAGGACGTGTCAATAAAGACTGCGCGAAGCACGAATTTTGCGCATAGTTGAAATATGTTGGTGATGATGGGGGAGGGGGTTTATAGAAATTCGGAAACCCGCCCTACTAAGTACAGTAAACTACCCAAAAAATAAAAAGGCTTCGACAGGAGGTGATACTAACATGGAGTTATCTTACACACAAAACAAATTGCAATTTAACAGACCGTCATTTAAGGACGAACTTAAAGATAAGCTTGGAACAGTTTGCTGTAACTGTGGAAGTAATTTGGATGTAGAGTATCACCATGTAGTTCCTTTGGCATTGGGAGGAACAAACAATATAGGGAACATTGTACCTCTTTGCCATGTTTGCCATCAAATTGCACATGGATCATTAAACATAAGGGTCATAAAAAGAGCGGAGAAAACAGGAAGACCTAAAATGTTGCCGGTATCAAACTATTTAGAAATTTTAGAGGAGTACAAAACTGGAAAGATAGGCAAGAAAGAATGTGAGCAAAAACTAAACATTTCCGGTGGAAACAAGCTATCTGACAAGTGGTACTACAAAGAATACCTGAGAGACAATCACATCAAGGTTATAAAGAACCGAGTAGATATGCTTAGTATTCCAAAGTGCCAGAAAGTGGATCATTCTGCAGAACCGATTGCAAGAGTTATTTATGATGACGGACGGGAAGAAAAGTTTTACAGAGAATGTGGATGATTTTTAAAAAATTCTCAAAAATAAAAAAGACCCTTAGGAGGTGTACCACATGATTTTCATTTACATAGTTTTAGCATGGATACTGTTTCAATTACATGCTCCTGCATGGGTGTATATCCTGTTCATCATCGGAGTATTTTTAAGAGCGGTAGTCACTGGTAGAGATTAAGTGTATGCAGATATTTGGGAAAGAGATAAAAGACGAATGTTCAAAATGCGGTGAAGTCCTGCAATGTGAGTTGTTTCTGCAAGGTCACGGAATCAAGAGAGACCGTGAGAACGTTACAGAAATGGTTAGCTGTCAGATGAAGCACCAAAAGAGCAGACTTGATAAAGAGCCTAAAGAAGATTTGCCAGTTAAGGAGAAATGTGAATTGCCACCGGAGATTAAAGAGATCTACACAGAGGTTTGGAAAATACATAAAGAGTGTGCTAATCCGAAAACGGATGATGACTGGTCGTATCTTATCCGGCAGGGCAATTTGCTGATTAAAATACATAACAATAGCCAGTTTGCTAAAGCACTGGTAATGGCAATGATCGATGAAATTGAAGGAAGGACGAAGAAAAAATGCTTGGATTCATGATTTTAAAAATAATGACAACGTTGGTATTGACAGTTTTAGCAATATCTGCTTTATGGTATGCTCCAAAACAGAAAACAGCATCAGACGGAGTTATTTTATTTGAGTTAGCAATGTTCCTTGCATTTGGAATAACTTTCGCGTGGGTATAGCCTATGTGGTTACCGGAGATTATGCGAATTATCCCATATCACAATTTTGAATGGGTTAAATTCATAAAGCCATTGTTATTGCCGAATATCCGGTGTTGTGTTGGCATTGGATATGTGGCAGAGAAATCAAGGCATCAAGAGTGTATGTAGCCTGTGTGTGGGAAACGAAAAATGGAATAATGCGTTTGACAACACAAAGTTTTTCAAAGTACCGTACACAGGCGTGACAATTTTTTTTAGATAAAGATAGGGTGTTTCACAAAAATAATCCGGGAGCAGATGGTCTCTCTCCCGGAGTTTAGGGCTATCGCCAAGCGGTAAGGCACAGCACTTTGACTGCTGCATTCCCAGGTCCGAATCCTGGTAGTCCTGTTTCGCAGATGTTTTCTTCTTTCGGTCTTTGCCATCTGCGAATTGTCTTCCATACTTTTCCATTGGAGACACTCCTTTCCCCTCATAGCGGAATGCTGTTAAGAGCCGTTGCAAGGCTCGTGAGGGTTTAACCGGTTTATGATAGCCCGGTTTTTGCGGAATACCGTTGTAGGTTTTAATCCGTGGGTTGTCAGTAAAGACATTAAAATCCCGCACAGCCATTGCGGACATAAAATTGGCGTAGACGGTTGGGTCGCTCCCAACTAGCAGGTAACTGGCGGATGCCCTGCGAAAATAAAAATAGCCATAAGTGTTGCGCTGTGTCAGTGCCTTAAATGTAGGCATACAGCTTATGGAAACGCACATTGGGATGTAGCGCAAATGGAAAGAGCAGTGTCCTTCTAAGGCATAGGCTGTGGGTTCGAGCCCCATCATCCCAACTTTATCTTTATCTCCACTTAGTCTGGTACTACTGCAATAGTTCAGGTCGATGGGAGATGTATGGATAGTAGTTGCTCATTATCGGTCAACGAAAAACACTTCTGCGAGTAGAATTTGCAGATTCAAAAGTAGTCGTACATTGTTTGGGTCGGGTGGGTTCAACTCCCACGGCAACTATTCCCTAGCTAAAACGTAAGCCACATATGTTTAGCGAAAAACCAAGCCTATGAAGTAGAGAACAGACAAGACTGTGAGATTGTGGATAGTCAGTGACAAGTAGGCGGTGCACATTTGGTTATGGCAAGCGCAAGCCATAAAAGGTTTTACGGTGCGATTCCCATGCATAGCTCCAGTGGAAGAGCGACATCAGCATAGGATGTGTGTCGGCGGTTCGATTCCGTCTGCATGGGTTACGGAGGATATGAGGATGAATGGATTGAAAGATTATCAACCACAAACAGAAGCATTACGAAATTTTGGTATAGATGTTTCAAAAGAAGCGGTAGATAAGTACGCTTTGGAAAATTTTGGAAGGATACCGCAAAGTTTTATTGAAAGAGATTTTGCAAGGAACTGTAAAGTGATGGAAGAAAGCAGAAGGATTGTGAAATAAAAATGAAAGACACGATATTATACATCAGTGATAGAGAAGAAAGAGTAGTAGATTTCTTAAAATATCTTCAAGAGAAACTGGAAGATAATAAAAAGTGGTGCGATTTAGATTATCAGCACGATATTTTAAAAACTGAAAATTATGATATTGTTGGAAAATCATTTTATGGAAATCGTTTAGGTGTTGGATATGGGCATTGTTTATATTACTGCATCGATGAAATAATTGACAAAAATAAAATGACAGAAAAAGATAATGAACAACTAAGGGAAATTTTGTTTCATGTCAGAGAAGGAGCAAAAGAAGGATCCGAGCTGGAAATATTGTATATGCTTGGTTTGATGTAAAAACAGGAAAATACTTGAAAAATAAATGAAGATACATACCGCCGCATAAAAGACTTGCGGTGCTAACCTAGAAAAATTATAGGCAGAGGTCTATAAGCATCTCTGCGACAGCGTGGAGGTGCTTTTTCTTTTGGCAAGTCAGAGTCTTATATCTGCAGTAAACAGCTATGACAATTACATACAGCGAAAGGGAATTGATGAACAGGTCATTGATGCGTACATAGAATCCTGCAGAGTGGCTATAAACGGTGAAAAGGATATAACTTATGGCTTACAGATAACAAACCGTTCTAAAGGCATTATAGAGCGTTTCTGCATGGATAGGACAGGAGGTAGAATACTTGACCTTGAAAAATACAGCCAACAACATGAAGAAAAATACAGCCTTGTTGATGACTATTACAAAACGCTTCTGATTGAAGCACATTACCGATTTGAAAGCTTCATGCTATACATGGAAAAGAACAGACCGGTAGAAGAGAGATTTTATCAGCCGAGAATAAATCCATTACGGCAGGTAGCACAGCTTATTCAAGATTTGTACGATGATGTGCTTGATGAAGGAATGGTGTTTTGTCCCGGACGAATCGGTAAGACACAAATAGTAAAAATGGGTAATCTGTGGTTCGGCTCTAACAGACCGGAACGGTCTAATCTGTATTCGGCATATTCGGACAAAATTACTGGTGGTTACTATGACGGCATCATAGAAATGATTACAGACCCGACATACACATATGCTGAAATATATCCAAACATAGTTGAGAAAAAGTTAGTCACTGATGGAAAAGATTTGACAGTAGACCTTATCCGTAAAAAGACATACCCAACATTTACCATGCGAAGCATTTACGGAACATTGAATGGTGCTTGTGACTGTGACGGGCTTGGAGTTTATGATGACTTATTCAGCGGTATTGATGAAGCATTGAGTGAAGATAGGCAAAATACTGTATGGGGAAAATTCGACAACAACTTTATGCCGAGAATTAAGCCTGGAAAGGCTAAATTGTTGGGGATAGGAACACGTTGGGCGAAAAAGGACGTTCAAGGTAGACGGTTAGACCTATTACAAAATGATCCTGAATACAAAGGCATACGGCACAGAGAGGTTATTATTCCTGCACTAAATGAAAACGGAGATAGCAATTTTGATTATCCGTATCATTTGGGATATACAACTCTTGATTACAAAAGACGTATGGCATCTTTTGAGAACAATGACGATATGGCATCATGGTTTGCACAGTATCAACAGGAGCCTATTGAAAGAAAAGGTCAGATGTTCAATGTCGATATGATGAATTTCTTTAATCCGGCAGAACTTGAAGGAATAAGACCTGATAGGATATTTGCAGCTAATGACCCTGCTTATGGTGGCGGTGATTTTGTATCAATGCCTATCTGCTATGAGATTGACGGAGAACATTATATCACTGATGTTGTCTACAATGACGGTGATAAGGAAATTACCATACCGGAAGTTACTTCACGAATGGAAAGACATTTAGATAAATTTAATAATAAGACAGCAGAAGTCCATTTTGAGGAAACAAAGACAACATCAGCATACCGTACAGATTGTGAAAAGATATGGGAAAAAGACGGATATCCTATTAACACAAGTCATGATCCGGCAGACAATCAGACTGCAAAAATGGATAGAATCAAAAATCATGCTCCAGACATACGAAAACTTCATTTTGTGGACATGAAATATCAAACAAAAGAGTACAGAAAGTATTTTCAAAATATTTTGTCTGCTACTTTTGAAGGGAAAATGAAGCATGATGACGGGATAGATTCTACGGCACAACTATGTGACATGATTTACGGAAATAAAAGAATGGCAAGAGCAGAAGCAATTCAAAACCCATTCTCTTTCGGACGGAGGTATTGATTATGGTGACTAAAGAGGTTTTATCTCAATACATAGATTTACAGGAAGAAATCAAAGAAGTACAGCAGAAGATTAAAAAACTTGAATCGGATATCAGAAAAATTGAATCGGATGGGAATGTTGTTGACAGCGTATCAGGTGGATGCGGCGGCACTGAACATTTTCGTATTGAAGGATTTCCTTATCCAGAGTACAGCAGAAAACGAACGTTACTTTATTCAAGAAAAGCCACTTTACAGCTTTTAGAGGACGATTTACTGCAAAAAAATAATGAAGTCGAGGAATTTATTGCAAGCGTTCAGGACAGTCGTATAAGACGGATCATCAATTTACGATTTATTGAAAAATTATCATGGAACAAGGTTGCTGATAGAATCGGTGGTGGAAACACAGAGGATAGCGTAAGAAAAGCATTTGACCGATATATGGCAAATTAAAATAATACGGAGGTATAAAAATGGCAAAATATAGAAAGAAACCTGTTGTAATTGAAGCATTTGAATATTGCGAAGATTTTATGAAGATTGGAGCAAATTGTAGAGGTGTACCAGAATGGGGAATATCTGCTTATGATGACGGAAATATTTATTTTAATAATGAAGATGAATGTTTCATTAAAACTTTGGAAGGAGATATGAAAGCAAACATTGGTGATTATATTATCAAAGGTGTAAATGGAGAACTTTATCCATGTAAGCCTGACATATTTGAAAAAACATACGAAATCGTATAGTTCCATATAAACTTGTCCGATATGTCCGATTTTTCCGTGATACTATTAAGATGCAGAAAGATTCCAAGATATTTTTCATTTCCTCCTCAGATCATGTGAAGACTCCAGAAGTACCGCTCTTATCAGCAAGGGCGGTATTTTTGTGCGCAGAAAAGAGGTATTTATGATTTTTAACCAAAAAATTAGAGTGTACTGTCCGGGATGCGGAAGGTTGGTCGGTGAATGCAGTTCAAAATCACACATCGACAAGACATATAAGTGCCGGAATTGCAATAAAATGGTTGTTTACCATACGGAGACCGGAGAACGTGAGATCAAGAAACTTCCAAAAAGAGACCAAAGCAGCGGAATGACATTTATGTAGGTGAAAATATGAACACTATGAAATTTCAAGACCTTGTAAAGGGTTGTCACGGTAGAAAAATTGCATATACGGATGTGGAGCAGATAACCAAAGACAACATTGTAAAGGTTGTTGGTGATTGCATCGGTGTTTTTAATTACAATAAGTCGGTTATCAAGTACTTGTGGGAGTACTACAAAGGAGATCAACCGGTACTATACAGAACAAAGCTGTCAAATGAGGATATCACCAATCGAGTAGTAGAGAACCATTCTTTTGAATGGGTGCAATTCAAGGTCGCTCAGACTTACGGAGAGCCTATTCAGTTTGTCAGCAGAAAAGATGATGAAGCTGTAAATAAGGCAGTAGATGAACTGAATGATTACTTAGCAGATGCAAATAAGCATGAGAAAGACATAAAAGCTGGTGAGTGGCAGTCGGCAACCGGAACATCATTCAAAGCTATTCAGATTGTGAATGGAGATGTGCCTATCCGTGTGGTTGCACCTAATCCTCTGAACACGTTTGTCATTTACAACCGCAGTTCTGAAGAACCGATTTTGGCGGTACAGGAATTAAAAGATGAAAACGGCGAGTGGTACAAACTATGCTACACGGAATCCTATGAATGTAAGATAAAAAACAGTGCGGTTGTTCCTGATACATGGAAACTTCACGGATTTGGTGGTATTCCGATTGTAGAATTTCCGAACAACCATGAGCGGTTGTCTGATATTGAACTTGTTATAGATCTGTTGGATGCAATCAATAATACACAGTCAAACAGAATGGATGGTATAGAGCAGTTTATCCAGGCATGGTACAAATTTGTAAACTGCGAGATTGACGAAGAAGAGTTCAAAAAAATGAAGATGAACCATGCGTTGGTTGTAAAGTCCATCAATAAAGACAATAAGTCCGATGTAGACGTTATGTCGCAAGAACTTGACCAGACACAAACACAGGTTTCCAAGGATGATTTAACAGACAGCGCACTTTCAATTTTGGGAATACCGAACAAGCAAGGAAACACTGGCGGTGATACGCAGGGTGCGGTTGAGCTGAGAAACGGATGGGATTTTTCAAAATCAAGAGCAAGGCTTAAGGATCCGGTTGTTAAGACAGCAGAGAAGAGACTGGCCAAGGTTGCGCTGAATGTTATCCGCATTAAGAAAGAGGATCTGAAAATCACTCTTAGAGATTTTGATGTGCAGATTAACCACAGTCCACAAGATAATATGTATACCAAGTCGCAGACATTACTGCAACTTCTGCAGTGTGGTATTCATCCGCTTATTGCAATCAAAACGGTTGGACTTTGGGGAGATTGCGAAAAGACTTTCAACCTTTCCAAACCTTACCTTGATGCTCTGTGGAAAACTGCTGACATTATCAATATAGAAGAGCAGATGGCGAAAGCACAAGAAATTGTAAAACAAATGCAAAATAAGACAGTTGCCTAGAAATAGGTAGCTGTTTTTATTTTATAAAATTTGCAGCTATGCGGTAAATAGCAGAGACTCAGCAGGAGCGACCTGCGGTAACAAAAGCGTGAGTTTAACGGAGGTAATTTATGACACGAGAAGACGTATTAAAACTTTTTCCCGAAGCTACGGACGAACAGATTACAAATCTTTTGAATCAGAACAATTCGGAAGTTGCAAGAGAAAAAACAAAGGCAGGACAATACAAGGCTAAGGCTGATAGTGCAGATGAGTTACAGAAAAAGCTTGATGAACTTGAAGCCGGAAATCTTTCTGAAATTGAAAAAGCTAATAAAGCTTTGGAAACTGCAAATGCAAAAATCGCAGAACTTGAAAAGACACAGGCTATTGCGGATCAGAGAAGCAATGCGGCATCCAAGTTTAACATTTCTGCTGAACAGGCATCACAGGTTATCAAGGATGACGGCAGTTTTGACTACGAAGTACTCGGAAAAATTATCTCTGATAAAGAGACTGCTGCGGCACAGGCTAAAGAGCAGGAAATCGCAAACGGAACCACAAATCCGGGCGGTGGTAGTTCTGGCGGTGGTAATGGAACTGAAAGTAAAGGTGCTGAAATGGCAAAGAAATATAATCAGCGCTATGTAATCGAACAGTAAGCAAGGAGGTATAAACGTTATGGCTTACATGAAAACCACTACTTACACTTCTGGTGTAAATATTTTAGCAAGTGAAGTCGGACTTGTGTTAAAAACTTTTGAGGGAACACAAGCAATGGCAACACAGGTAGATGATAAGAAGATCATCAAGGCAGGAACTGTGGTTCCAACAAATAACGCTTCTGCGAAGGGAATTGTGTTTGAGGATGTTGATATTACAGATGACGAAAAGAAGCCTATTTCTGTAATTATTGCAGGCCGTGTTATTAAGGAAAATTTGCCTGTTGCAGTAGATACCAATGCCGAAACCGCACTTAAAGCAAGCGGCATTTACTTTGATTAAATTACGGAGGTAAGAACAGTATGCCTAGTGTATTAACAATGATTACAGATAAGGATAGACTGGACTTTTCACAGAACTATTCTATAGCAAGAAATTATGTAGGTGATCGACTTTTCCCTGATATCAAGACCGAGAACCTTGAAGCAGAGTACGAAAGACTTTCCGAGGGAATGGATCTTCCTACCGCAGCAATGGTACACGCATTTGATACCGAGGCTGCTATTGGTGTAAGACCTGGATTCGAAAAAGTAAGCGTAGAAAAGCTGCTGATCAAGGAAAAAATCAACCAGTCTGAAAGATTACGCCAGTTGCTGAATCATGGCGTAAGAGAAAGCAACCTGATTGACTATGTATATGACGATATGGGTCGGCTTTCTGATTCTGTTAAGACAAGAACTGAAATCGCAAAAATGGAGGTTATGTCTACTGGTAAGATGACTATTAACGAAAATGGTCTCAATTTTGCTATTGACTTCAAAGTAAATAAGTTCAAGGCACTGAAAGGCTGGGAAGATCCTACCCATGATATCCTTGGAGATATTGCAGACATGGTTCAGATGGCTCTTGACAAAGGATATGTTGTCAATACTGCACTGACTTCTACCAAAATGCGCTCTTATATGCTTAAGAATGAAGGAATCATGAAAGCTATTAAGGGAGTTAATTTCGTTGGAATGGCAATTACTCCGGCAGAAGTGGCAAATCTGTTACTTAGCCTGTATGGTCTGAATATGGTAATTGATGATGATATGTACGGAATTGCCAACAAGGAAAATACAACGAGAACTCCCAAGAGATTTTTACCGGATAATGTATTTACTCTTTATGTATCTACTGGAAACGGAAAGATTGGTACTGGACTTTGGGGCGTAACTCCGGAAGAAGAAAAGGCAAGTGCATTTACAAGCCTGTCCCAAAAGCAATTCATTACTATTTCCCAGTGGGCAACTCCTGATCCGGTTGCTGAGTGGACTAAGGCTAGTGGCGTGTTTATCCCTGTAATTCCTAACCCTTATGGAATCGTAATCGGTACTTTAACCGAAGGAGAAAGCGGTTTGGATACATTGGTAGTGAACAGCACTGCAAGCCAAACAACTAATGGATACACGAAAGTAAGCGTTTCCCCTGCAAAAAGCGGTGACAATTCTTACAAATACAAGGTAGCAGATGATTGTAAATTACCTTCTTATCTTGGAAATGTAAAGACGTATGCTACTTGGGACGGCATTTCTGAAATTGAAGCAATAACCGGCAAGGAAATTATGATTATCGAGTGTGATCCTAATTACAGAGCAGTAAAAGCAGGTATTACTACGGTAACTGCAAAGGATGAATAAGAGGTAACACATGGCAGAATATACGACTTTGGAGCAAGTAAAAATCCGTCTGAAACAATTTCATATTGATTCTAAAAGTGATTCTGAAAGCTCCGAGGTCGTGTTTGACCATTTGGAAGAAAATCCTCTTTTGGAACAACTTATCAGTCAAGCAGAAGCAGACATCAGAGCAAAGAGAATGTACCCGGAAAGTTACACGGAAGAGAAGATTGCTGCGGATATGAAAAAATTTCAGTCCGTTGTGGTTAATCTTGTCGTGTATGACAGATCGCAAGCCGGTGAAAACTTCATGGCAAGCTATTCAGAAAATGGTGTGTCGAGAACATGGAGAGACCGGGAAGAACTGTTTGTGGGTGTTTTCCCATTTGCAAAAGTTTTATAACCCCATCGAAATCGAGGGGTTTAGAAGATTGTGCGTGACCATGTTACGGATTCCGGTAATAAGGTTGCAGGCGGCACACTTTAAGGGTGGTGGGCGGTGTGCCAACAAATAAACAGTTAGGAGATATGAAGTGAAAGAATTTTTATTACAGACGTATACGATTGTTCTGCCTATTTTATTAGGCTACATCGTCTGGCTCCTAAAGCAGCAAAAGAAAGATAGGGATGCGAACAGCAAGGGAACAATGCTTCTTTTGCGTGTGCAACTTATTGAGTATCACGATAAGTACATGAAGTTAGGAGAAATTCCAAGCTATGCGTATGAAAACTTTGTTGAGATGTACAATGCTTATCATGCGCTTGGTGGAAATGGAATGGCAACTAAAATGTATGAAGAAATAAAAGAAATAAGATTGAAGAACGGAGGTAAGTAATTATGGATTTTTCACAGGTAGGAACTTGTGTTGCAATCGTGGTTATCTGCTATCTTGCCGGTATTGGAGCGAAGCTGATTCCGGTTATTAAGGATAACTACATCCCGGTTGTTGTTGGCATTGTAGGTGGCATTCTCGGAGTAGTAGGAATGTATGTTATTCCGGATTTCCCGGCAAATGATGTGCTGAATGCGATTGCGGTCGGAATTGTTTCCGGTTTGGCAAGCACTGGTGTAAATCAGATTTACAAGCAGGTGAAGAAAGATGCTTGACATTAACAAGCAGGAAATGAAGTACTCACGGCAGGGAGAAAAAGTCACGATTTATGACCGGGACGAAAACGGAGCAATAAAGTACATCGAGATGGACGGAGAAAGGATTCCAGTGGTTTTGAGAGAAACTACTGGATATTCTGAACCCGTCCTTTTTTCTGCCAACATCAGTAATAAGCTGTCGGAAGTACTGGTAAAAGAATTTGGTATTGATGATTCCAGTTCGTATTGTCAGATTGTGACCGACAAGGGCTATTTGCCGATTAAGGCAGGGGATGTTATCTGGAAGAAGTCAGAAGTAGGTCGTGACGATGACGGACTTGTGGACAGCAAGACTGCGGACTATGTTGTCAAAGGCGTTGCAGATGAGGGACTGACAGCAGATTTGTTTTTGTTGCAAAAGACGGTGAAGTGATATGGGAAAGACAATCAACATTAACCTGTTTGACCCAAAGTCCATACAAGCGGCTGTAAAGGCTCTTAGAGACTATGAAAATAGTTTAGAGTATAAATGTAGACTACTGGCAGAAACGCTGGCAGAAAAGGGCGTAGAGATTGCTAGAGTGCAGATTGTTGACCTTGATGCTATCTTTACATCAGAACTTTTGCAAAGCATTCATGCGGAATACGTTGGCTCTGTAAAGGGTGGCGGTGTTTGGTCGGTGGTTGCCGGTACAGACCATGCGCTTTTCGTTGAGTTTGGTACTCTTGGTAGCATTGGTGGAAAGAAAGAATATCCATATCCTTTGCCGGAAGGTGTTACATGGAAATACAACTCCGGTAAAACAATTCGGCAAGCATTACAAGACATTGAAGTGCATGGAAGCACTTATGTGAAAGCCGGAGAATACTACTGGAGTTATATCGGAGATGACAGAAAACTTCATATAACAAAAGGTATGCCTTCAAGACCTTTTATGTACCTGACTGCAATAGAACTTCGTAAAATTGTATTACAGACAGCAAAGGTGGTGTTTGGAAATGGCGGTTAATGAATATCAATGGGTATCAGACTTCAAAGTCAAGATTGCATCATACTTAAAAATGAAGATACCACAGAGCCATCCTAAAGCTTATGTGACGGACAAAAGTAAGGATTTGTCAGACCCTACATTCCCTACGGTGTACTTTCATGCTATGCCGTTCACAGAGACAGGACAAGACCTTGAAGCACGTTCTGTTAATGGAATCACAGCATCATACCAGGTGGATGTGATAACCAACAAAAGTCAGGAAGAAGCCGAAGCTATCATGGCTACGGTTGCCGGACTTTTCAAACGTCTGCGATTTCAGATAATTTCCATGCCGGAGTTCAATAATACTTCGCAGGACACATACAGAAGCACTGCACGGTTCAGAAGAAGCGTAGATGCTGATGATATATTGTAACTATTGACAGAGCCTTAAGGCTCTATTTTTTATGCAAAATTGGAGGTAAATATGGCTACTGGTTTAAAATCAAGAATTGCCTATAAAGAGCCTAGTTCTAGTGCCGCTACTGGTGAGTACTGGGCAGGAACGTACAAATTGCTTATGAGAGCAAAAAGTATTCCTTCACCGTTCGGAAGTCAGAACATGGTGGATACTTCTACACTGGAAGATTTGGTAGAGACGCAGGAAATGGGTCGTAGAGCCGCTAACAGTATGGAAGTGCAAGGAGCATTTGAGAAAAAGTACAAGGATGAAATGGTGACGAACGAGGGAAAGAAACTTGATTTTATCATTCTGTATGGAACTGACGGAAAAGGCTCAGAGGGTATTTGTGCATTTATCGGTCAGGAAAGTTTTGCACCGGACGAAGCAACAGACGATCATCTGACTGGAACTGCTACGATTGCACAGGCTACTGTACCGAAGTGGATTGAAGATAATTACACTGTTGCAGTAACCGAAGACGAAAACGGTTATCCAACAGCAATTACACTGACAAAAAAATAGAAAGTCAGTCAGAAACAAATAACACTGCCGTGGCTGACAATTATGAAACGGTAGGCGAAACATTGATTTAGCAAAAAGAGAGCCGTCTTCGGGCGGCTCCTTTCCAACAAAATGTTGGGGAAAGGATATGTTTTTATGAAGAAGATTTTAGTTAATGATGTTGAATATACTTTAGAGTTTGGATTCGGTGCTGTGGAGTGCAAGGATTTGATTCAAAAGATGTTTCTTATGCTTTCCGGTGGCTATGTAGCTAAAAAAGCAAAAAATGTACAGAATCCCACACCAGAAGAAATTGTAGATGGTAGCGGATATATGCTTGCAGAATTTCCTCATGTATGCAAAACGGCTTTTTATGCTGGTCTTATCGAAAACCATGAAGATATTAAACCGGATGAATCCAATGCTTTAATGAAAGAATACATGAAAGCAAACGGTCTGTCTTTTGTAAAGCTGTATGGAGAACTGACAGACTGTATGGAAGAAGACGGTTTTTTCGAACTGTCGGGTCTGACGGAAATGATGACGCAGACCAAGGAAGAGATGGAGAAAGAGGACAACAAGGTAACGAAGATGCCGCAGGATCACAAGAAGAAATCGACTGGCACAAAATAATATGGGAAGAATATTTTCCATTTGCTTTTTCCATGGGAATTTCGATAGAAGAGTTCAAACATCTGAATCCTAAGAAATTAGAGTGGTGCTACAAAGGATATAAACTCAAAAAAGAGGAAGAAGATAGGAATTCATGGCAACGGTGGGGAGATTATGGAATATCTGCATTAATCTTTGCAATAGACCATTGCTTAAATGGAGACAAAGCAAGAACTACTTATGTTGAAAAGCCTATTTCAGAAAAGATAGCACATGATAATGAGCCTAAATATAAGGAATCCAACGAAGAAATTGCAATATGGGAAATGAAACAGAGAATCAAAGCATTAAGAGAACAAGGATTACCGGAAAGTCCGGATTAAGGAGAAAATATGAAACAAGCATTGTATAAAGGACCTGACATTTCCAAACATAACGGGAATGTAAACATTAAAAGAGTGAGAGATGCAGGATACAAGCGTATCGGTATCCGTGCTGGATACGGGAAAAATAATGTCGATGAGAAATATGTGAGTAATGCATTAGCCAGCTTCAATCTGGCTGTGCAAGTGATGCTATACTGGTTTTCTTATGCTTACACGGTAGCAATGGCAGTGGCAGAAGCAGAGTTTTGCATCACTCAGGCTAAAAAGTACTGGACTAAGTGCCCAATTGCGTTTGACTTTGAGTATGACTCCGTGAATTATGCCCGAAAAAAGGGAGTGAATGTCACCAAGCAGCTGGCTACGGATATGGCAATTGCATTTTTGCAAAAGGTCAAAGAAGCCGGTTATCTTCCAGTTATCTATACCAACAAAGATTACCTTAATAGATACTTTGATATGAACCGGATTGTAGCAGCACTGGGAAAGGTATACGTATGGTATGCACGTTATACATCCAGCTTGTCAACGTCAGAGATTAACCTTGCGGATATTTGGCAGTATACATCCTCCGGATTTGTCCCCGGAATCAGCGGAAAGTGCGATATCAACATTTTTTATACCGACTTTGAAATGGTATCTTCTGTTCCGGCGCAGAGGGAAGAAACCTGTAATATCAACATTCAGAACTTCCAGAAGGCGGCTAACGCAGACGGATACCGGGATGCATACGGTCGTAAACTCACAGTCGATGGTAAGGACGGAAAGAACACACAGTATGTCCGTAAGAAGATCTGCTTGCAGGCGAAGAGATACGGACTGACCTATAAGGTTGGCTCCACAGGAGCGGTAGTTAAGTGGTGGCAGACACGTTGCAATGAGATTTTGGGGCATGATCAGGACGAAGACGGCAAGTATGGAAAAACTGCGAGAAAAGAGACCATTGCAGTGCAGGACAAGTTGAACCTGACAAAAGATGGAAAAGTAGGATACAACAGTATCCAGGCAGCATTCTATAATTGATTTTTTTAGGAGCGGTAGGTGTCACAGCTTGCCGCTCTTTTCTTGGAAGTGGCAGACACTTCCTTTTTTTATTTCGGTAAAGGCGGTGCGGTATGGATATTGATTCTTTACAGATTAAAATAAAAGCGGATGCGAATAACGCAAGTAACGCACTAAATAAGTTAGCAAACAGCCTTACGAATTTTCAGAGAAGCTTGTCCATTGATACATCCAAACTGACAAGCATTTCTAATAGCATACAGAGTATCGCAAATGCCGCCAGTTCCATGAATGCGAGCGGTATTAAGAACATATCCACATTGACAAATTCCATTAACAGAATGGGGAAAATAGATACAACCGGATTAAGCAGGATTTCTTCTGCACTGAAGACTTTTTCTGCTGACATGGCAGGAACTAAAGTAGATGGAGTAGGGGATATTGCGAGCATAGCATCTTCGATTTCAAGACTTGGAGGTGTGGCATCCGGCAGAGCAATCACGAACATTCCTTTGCTGGCAAAGAATTTGAAGCAGTTATTTACAACTCTTTCAACCGCTCCGAATGTCAGTGAGAACATTATCCGCATGACAAATGCGCTGGCAGGACTGGCATCTACTGGTGCGGCATCCGGAAGAGCGGCAAACTCTTTAGGACGTAATCTGAACACCTATACGGTAAGCGCAAGAAGAGCCACGAAAAGCACATTTAGCCTTGCTGCGGCTTTCGGCAGATTCTACGCAACATATTTCCTTGTGATCCGTGGAATTAAAAGTCTGTGGAAGTCCATAGAGGGAACTACGGACTATATCGAAGCATTCAACTACTACACGGTAGCATTCAATAAAGTCGGCAAGGAATGGGGCAAGGATTTTGAACAATTCGGTTACGACAATGCAGAAGATTATGCGCAGAGTTTCGGAAACCGTGTAAATGAACTGCTTGGCAAAATGTCCGGTCTGAAAGTAGATGTAGACGGTGGGCTGATTTCTGAAAGCGGAATGAAGAACCTGGGACTGAATTTACAGGAGATTACGCAGTACGCTTCACAACTTGCATCTATTACCAACTCTTTAGGGCAGACCGGAGAAGTTACTACGGCAATTTCAAAGTCCATGACAATGCTTGCCGGGGACATTTCATCTCTGTTTAACGTGGATTTCAGTACAGTCGCAACAAACTTACAGTCCGGTTTGATCGGTCAGTCAAGAGCACTGTATAAGTATGGTATTGATATCACAAATGCCACACTGCAGACTTATGCTTACAAATACGGCATTGAAAAGGCTGTATCTGAAATGTCACAGGCAGAGAAACAGCAGTTGCGTCTACTGGCAATCTTAGACCAGTCCAAGGTATCATGGGGAGATTTAGCGAATACAATCAATTCTCCAAGTAACATGATTCGCCAGTTTACTAACAACGTAAAAGAAGCTGGTATGGTACTGGGTCAGTTGTTTATTCCGGTATTGCAGAAAGTACTTCCTGTTATTAACGGTGTCGTAATTGCAATTAAGAGATTGCTTGTCAGTGTGGCAAATTTACTGGGAATCAAGATTGACTTTTCGTCATTCGGTCAAGGTGTATCCGGGTACAATGAAGAGTTGGAAGACACTGCAGATGCACTGGATAAAGTTGGTACAAGCGCAAAAAATGCTCAAAGCGGAATCAGAGCATTTGATAAATTGAAAGTTATTTCAATGCCAAAATCCAGTGGTTCCGGAAGTGGTGCTGGTGGAGCAGGAATTGACCTTACCAAAGAAATCATGGATGCTACTGCAGAGTACGAAAAAGTATGGCAGGAAGCATTTGACAAGATGCAGAATACAGCTCTTGGCTGGGCTGATAAGATAGAAAAACTTCTTGAGCCTGTGAAAAAGTTATTCAAAGATTTATTCAATGGTGATTTCTTTGAAGCCGGACAAGATTTATCCGGGATTGTAACTGGAATATTTAACTGGATGTCTGATGCTATTGCATCTGTAGATTGGTATCAGATTGGGCAAAACATAGGACAGTTTCTTGCTGGTATTGACTGGACTGCTGTGTTTACATCTGCCGGAAACTTCATAGAGACTGCCATAGATGCGGCTATCGATTTGTGGAAAGGAAGTTTTGATGCTGCACCGATTGAAACCACGATTATCACAGCAATAGGTCTTTTAAAGTTTACTGGTGTTGGAGATATCATATGGGGAAAAATATCGGACAAGTTATCAGCCAAAGTACTAGGATCAAGTATAGGAATAGTTCCGACAATTGCAATAGCTGCTGTTACTTGGGAGATTGGATTTAATGTAGGAAAATCTTTAGGGAAAGCATTGTTCCCAGAAGACGCAGAGTACTACGACAATTTTACGTGGTTTGGTGAAAATGGTTTTTTTGATACATTAAAAAATACTGATTTTACCACATTAAAAACTGCGTGGGATGATTTATACAAAGATATAACAGATAATGATTTGTATAGATTCTTGACAGGAACAATGTTGCTTCCAAAACATAGCACTCTTGATGATTTTGGAGATAAAATTGATTGGCTAATTGATAAAATAAAAAATACAAAAGTAGATATGTCAGATACTTTTGGTCTGTCATCTGCACTTATCAATATAGCACCACTTGTTGGAAACTGGTTTAATGAAAATGTATCTCCTTGGTTCACAAAGGAAAAGTGGCAAGGAATGGGTCAAACTATAGAGTCATCACTTTCTGAAAAATGGACTTCTTTTACAACATGGTGGAACCAAACAGGATTTTCAAGTTGGTGGAAAAAAATTTCAGAGCAGTTTGGACTAACAAAATGGAATAAATTGCTTGAAAACATTCAAACGGCGTTTAGAACAGCATTTAAAACAGCAGCTAATGTTGCAATAGCTCCTTTGAACCTTGTAATAAGTGGAATAGAAACCATGATAAACAATGCCATAGACCTTATTAATGGTTTGATGTCTGCAGCAAGGTTAATACCTAAAATTGGTGACGCAGTTCCGAATAATATACAACACATTAGTGTTGGAAGAATACCTACATTTGAAAAAGGTGGTTACGTTCCAAGCCGATATACGATGTTCATGGCAGGAGAGAACGGTATACCGGAGATTGCCGGAACAGTAGGTGGAAAAACAGCGGTTGCCGGTGGAGTTGAAATCACTGGAATCAAAGATGCCATCAATTCCACGGCACAACAGGAAATTGCACTTCTGAGACAGAATAATCAGCTACTGCAAGGAATCCTTGAAAAAGAGTTTGGAATAACAACAGATCAAATTGGAATTGCCGCAAGACAATACGGTCAAGAGCAATTTAACCAAAAACACAAGAATGTATATGTATTTTAACACAGACAGCACTCTGAATGGGTGCTGTCTATTTTTATGCAATAAGGCGGTGGGCGTATGTCAGCATATCAAGGATGGCTTTTAAAAATTGGAGATTACGTTATTGACCAGTCAAGATTTATAGCCGCTGAAAGTTATCAGCCAGCTGTAAATATGCAAGATGTAGACCCGTGGACTGATGCAAATGGATACGTACATAGAAATGCTGTGGAGCTAAAAGCATTAATTGTTGATTTTTCCACGCCTGCGATGCTGACGGATGACGATTTGCAAGAGTTACTGTCCGGAATACGAAGCAACTTTATTGATGCAACGGGACAGGGATGTTATATCACGGCATACATTCCATTTTTAGGTCAATATGTCACACAATATGGATATATGGCTGATATAAAGCCTACAATCTACGGAACTTATGACGGAGAGATTAAATACAATCAGATAGAATTTTCATTTGTCGGAGGTGTAGCGAATGAGTAACTATACCTATGCGGATTTGTTTGATAAAAGTGCATCCAAAAAGGAAATCACGATTGAAACAGAGGACAAGTCTGTAAAAATCACCAACAGCGAAATACATTTTGAACAGTTTGAATTAAAAGAAATACTATGTGATGATGATTACCTTACATTTGGACAGTGCAATGCATCACAGTTAAAATTCAAAATTTCCAACGTGTTCACAAGCATGATTGGGAAACAGATAAATGTTTCTGCTGTGATTAATGGACATACTGACACACCATTTATTTTCGGCAAATACCGTGTCGTTTCAGATAAACCAACAGATGATAAGCGTTACAGAAATGTGACGGCATATGACGTTATATACGATATTGGAGAATCAGAAGTATCTTCCTGGTATAACGGGTTGAAATTTCCTCTGACCTTAAAGCAGTTCAGAGACAGTTTTTTTTCATATTTTGGTGTTGAGCAAGTAGCAATCACATTACCTAATGACAGCATGGAAGTGGCAGAAACAATCAAACCAAGTGAGTTGTCTGGCCAGACGGTCATGGAAGCAATCTGCTCAATAAATGGATGCTTTGGCCACATTAACCATGATGGAAAATTTGAATATGTTTTCCTTAAAGAAATAATATCCGGTTTATATCCACAGAAAGGATTATATCCACAGAAAGGATTATACCCTAGAAAAGGTTCTGAAAAAGAAAAGGTTACTGGTGGAAAATACAAATCAGTTAAATATGAAGATTTTGTCTGCCAAAAAGTTACAAAAGTTCAGATAAGACAATCAGAAAATGATATTGGTGCAGTTTACCCGGATACAGAGATTACCGAGAACGACAACAGTTATATTTTGCAAGATAATTTCCTTGTTTATGGAATGGGTGCAGATGCCCTAGAAACGGTTGCAAGAAATCTGTATGAGGTTATTAAAGTTGTAAAATATAGACCTTATAACTGTGAAAAAATAGGAAATCCTTGTTTGAGCCTTGGAGAAGCAGTCAATGTATATACGGCTAAAGAAATCATAGAAAGCTATGTGTTGAGCAGAACATACAAAGGAATCCAACAACCGACAGACACCATATCAGCAAGCGGAAAATCTCCAAAGTACAGTGAACAGGTAAATGGAATTAACAAAAGTATAATTCAACTCCGTGGAAAAACAAATGAGTTAGAACGTACTGTTGAGGAAACACGATCTGAGATCAAGGATGTAGAAAGTGGACTGGATACAAAAATTACACAGACAGCCGGGAAGATTGAACTTGAAGCAAAAAGGGCAATAGATGCAGAAGTAGAATTGGCGGCGGCAATCTCAGTTCAAGCAGACCAAATCAAGTTGAAAGTTTCAAAAGGTGATGTCAGTTCGCAGTTGAGCATTGAGAGCGGACAGGTAAGTATTTCCGGGAATAGGTTTGTATTGGATTCTACCAACTTTTCTATTACCGCTGATGGGAAAGTTACTGCAAAAAGCATTGATATAACCGGAGGAACTATCAATTTACAGTCAGCATCACAAGATTATAGTACGATTGTGCTGAAATACGGTTCTTATACTTGTGGAATGGATGGAGCAGGAGTAAGAGCAACATACAGTTCAAACAGTACAACTCTTACAGCAAGTGGAATTGTAACCACTGGAAGTGTAAATGCGCCTCAAGGATACTTTGATACAATAAGTCCAAAAACATCAAGAGGAACTATAGCATTTAGCAGTAGTGTAAAAATAAGTGGAGATACAGAACTTGCAATAGGACATACGCACAAAATTTATGGGACACTTTTAGTTGACACGACTGCTTTTGCAATAACAAGTGCAGGAAATGTTAAATTAGCATCTAGTTTGGGAAATGTTGGATTTTTTGGAAGCAATGGTGCACAAAAAAAGACTGTGAGCAAAATCACTTCACCAAGTTCAACCAGCACATATAGTATTGCTACCACAGTTAACAGTTTGATAGATGCTCTTAAGGCATACAATCTCATAGGATAGGAGAAGGAATATGAACAGCTTAGAAATCAGAGAATTTCAACAGTCTATTGTAAATCTTTTTAACGGATGTGGTCTACCGATGGAGATTAAGCGGCTCATTGTGAATGATATTGCCGGGCAGATTAACAGAGCTGCAGATAATCAAATCAATGTAGAGTTGGCAGAAAGAAACAGAGAAAAAGAAAGTGAGGTATCTGCAGATGGCGCTGAATAAGGTTTATACCAGAATTAACTGGGAAGATTATCCAAGTGAAAACACGGATTTAGATGCATACAATCTTAATCAGATGGATTCTGCTATTGATGCGTTGGACAACCGTATCATATTACAGGATGCCTTAAAAGTAGACAAGTCTGCAATAAACGGAAATATTGCTGATTGGACTATGGATGAAACAACCGGTATTATTACTATTACAAAGTACAACGGTGAAAAGATTATTTTTGACCTCAACATTGAAAAAATTCCTGTCGAATTTTCCATGTCTGATGACGGAATCATTACCATGACTACAGAAGATGGAACACAGTTTACAGCTGATATTGGTTCTATGATTCCGGTGTTGACATTTGAAGATTCTGCAACCATAACTGTTTCCGTGACTGGTACTGGAAAGAATAAGACTTATTCTTTTTCGATAAAAACAGGATCAGTAACAGATGATATGCTTCAGCCTAATTATTTAGCAGATATTAGAGTAGAATCCGCAAATGCATCTGCTTATGCGCAATCCGCAAATGCAAAATCTGTATTGGCTGAATCTTATGCCGTAGGTGGAACCGGAACAAGAGAAGGAGAAGATACCGATAATGCAAAGTATTATATGGAACAAGCAAAACAGCAAACAGGAGGAATACCAACAAAAGTTAGCGAATTAGAAAATGATGTAGGATACATTACAAAAAAAGTTTCTGATTTGACAAATTATTATGACAAAACAAGCGTTGATAAAAAAATAGATGCAATTCCTAAAACGTATTTGACAAACTATTTGACCAAAACTGGTGACGGTAGTAATTTGACTGCGGTGTTTGAAGAAGCAACAACTTTAGATGAATTAACGACAGGAGAAAAGTTATCATCTATTTTGGGAAAAATTAAACTGTCTGTAAAAAACCTTAAATCACTTATAGGCCTTATCGGAACTACCGATATTTCGACTATTGGTGACGGTACTATCACTGGGGGATTAAGTGATGTAAATGGCAAGTTAATTGCTCCTGACTATAAATCTGCTGTAGCCATACAATCTAATTACACTTGTATGACTAATGGCTATGTAATTGGAACAATACAGGGTGCAGTGAATGGCTGGGCATCTATCCGATCATCCAAGAATGCAAATTATTTCTTGGCATTATGTACATCATCAGAAAATCCTATAGCGGTATGTATTCCATTTGCATCAGGAGACTCCGTTATATTTGGATCGAGTGGTACATATAATCTCGCATTTGCACCGGCTAAATAATAAAAGTACCTTTTATCACGCAAGCATTTAGAGTTCCGGTTGCGGAATACTCCTGAAATATACTTCCATTGTACATCAAGCTTACATTACCAGTGCTAGCAACATCATTTATCACTAAGTACTGACTGGGTATCAATATATTATATTTGGGGTGTAAATCTGCTGGTAGCGTGGCTAATGGAGATCCGTATGGTATAGTCCCACTTAAAATGCGGAATCCAAAATCTACAATATTGCCCGTTCTTTTGCAGTGTACAAAATCGGTGGTTACACCTGATGGGAACGTTATATCATAATCTACGGATTTTAACTTGCCATTTACAGAAGCAGTCATAAAAAAATATTTGCGAAATAACAACAAAAAAGAGCATGGTGTAAAAGCCATGCTCTTAATCTATTTATCTGATTCCCCAGTCACCGTCATTGTTGACAAAACCAACCACATATCCTATCATGTCATCAATTATGTGTTCCGGAAGTATACTGTTCGGAGACATGAGCGAAACATATCTCCATTTTCTAACGCCATATTCTATTATATGGGTTTTTACGGCAATTTGTATCCCACCATTACTTGTTACAATACATCGTTCACCGTCTTGTGGTTCCCGATCCGCTGCAAGGAGAACAATTTCCCCAGGCAGATAAAACGGCATATAGTAGTCACAGGGAATTTTCAAACCGATATAAGTCTTGGATTTTATATCTTCCGGTAATTTGTCTATGCAAATAGGTTCTACAGCGTTTGTGGTGGCTATAATTCCATTCACAAGTTGCGGTTTAAGGACAGAAATATACTTGTGTGATTTTTCAAGACTGGAATAGATTTTATCTTGGTGACGGATGGAGTAGCGGATAAGGTACAGAGAGTGTTCCGGCAGACTGCGGCATATCTTGACAGATTCCAACATCTTATCTTCCATAGTACCACAGCCTACCAACTCATCTACGCTGATTCCAAAGGCTCTAGCAAGCGCAACAGCGGTCGATAGCTTTGTGTCGTTAGAATTACCGTATAGTAGTGAATTAAGCGTAGAATAAGGCAAATTAGCTTCATCTGCAAGCTTGTAAACCGTCATGTCCGGCTCATTTAGAAATTCATGGAGATTTCCACGAAAACTTAACATATAATTAGTACGGTTGACTGATAAATGTGTCGAAATTTCTTTGATTCGGTCTTTTTTCATCATGTTTTTTATCCCCCTTTCACATGATACACTTGTAACATCCCTTGTTTCAAGGGACTTCAAGTTCTGGCGAGGGCGGTGTTTATTGGCGTTTTCACCGTCCTCTTTTGTTGATATTTTACAACAATAAAAAACGTGAGTCAAATATATTGATTGTTAAGAACGTATGTTCTATAATGTAATGTATCGCTACTTTAGATTCTGCGGAGAATTAAGGGGAGAGGGGTGTGGTTACGATGAACGAAAGCAATGAATTTTACAGAGAGGAAATTGCAAGGATACTATCTGGAATAGAAGACAATGACATATTGAAATATGTCTATGTCATTGTCTCTGATATAGAGGGGGAAAAATGAAAAATCGAAAAAAAATAAATTGGGCGTTAATAATTTTGATTTACTTTTTAGGATTATTAACAAATTATTTCTTAAGATAGACCTAATATTTTCTTTAAATATTCTGTAAATATTGGAGAGCATAATCCCATAAAGTACACTAAAACGTAAACAAGTTTTGGACCTATATAATCAATAATTTTTTTAAAAGGACTTATGTAATTATGCTCTTTACTTTTTACTATATGTATGTCTTCTAATGAATTTATTTTTATATATTTCATTTCCTCTAGTTCATTTATGTAATCAATAAAATCATCTATGGCAGAATCACCATAATCTTTTGAAATCCTACCTAATACAACATTGTTGTCTTTATTTTTTATTGATATTAAATAGCCAAAAAAATCATTAGAATCTTTTATTTTTCTCTTCATTCCGCACCTCCGATTATCATTTTAAATGCGGAAAATGCAGTACTTCTTTTTTTCTCCGAAAGATTGTAGTACTTAATCAATAAATCTTCCATATCGGGATCATTTCTTAAAAAAGAAACTAATCTAGCATATTTTGCTGAATATTTTTCTCCATCTTCTTTACCGGTCAACAAAAATTCAATAGAAACTCCTAAAAAATTCGCAATTACTTCTATACGGTCATCCGGAATAACTCCCTTTTTTAAACTTCTTATATATCCATTACTAAATCCGCAAGAAGTCTCTAATTTAGAAATGGCTATTTTCCTTTCTTTACATATAGATTTTACTCTTTCTACTGTAGTCATAGTGTCCTCCCAAAAATTTAGATGATACTCTAAAAATATGCTTGACAAAATAGAGAACACTCTATATAATAAATTTAGGATTTAGAGGAAAGCCTAAATTTAAAAATGTTCTCTGTGGTTTCTTGGCAGTTACTATATTAGAACATTCTCTAAATTTTGTCAAGTTTTTCTCTAAATTCCTAAATCAAGAGAAAGGAAGTGATAGATTGAATTGTTACGACAGAATCAAGGAAATTTGTGATAAGAAAGGAACAAATATTTATCAAGTGGAGCAGAAAGCCGGATTGAGCAATGGAATTATCCGAAAGTGGAATGAATCTGCTCCGCAAGTTGACAATTTAAAGGCTGTTGCAAAAGTCCTTGGAGTAAAAGTAGACGAGTTACTGGAATAGGGAGGTAAAAACATGGAAAAACAGAGATATGTGGTATTAGACAAAAATGGTAAAGCAAATATAGTTCAGAAAGCTGATTCACGTTTTGTTGGAATTGACGAGATGGCACAGCACATTGCGTTTGATATTATCGAAGATTACAAAAGCATTATAGATGGCGATAAGAAAATCGAAGAAACAAATATTGATTTGTCTATCAAAGTCCTTACCGCCATTTCGCCTTTTAGGAACGGCTCTGGATATGGAAAGGATTGTTAGTTGCCGCTGCTATTGCTAATTGTGGTTTTTCTTTCGGTAAAGAATTGACGATTTCTGAATAGTATTGGTCGTACAGGTTCTTAAAATCATCAAAACTTCCGGTATATCCACAAATTTTAGCAATGGCGTAAGCGGATGCGTATTTTTTGGAATCCAATGTAATTCACCTCCTTATATCAGAATAAGGAGAGTATACCACAAATAGGGAGTTAATTGAATGAGTGAAAAAGAGAAAAAAATCGTTGAGAAGTTAAAGAGAGCCATTCCGAATATGTCCGATTTTGACAAGGGATATATTCTCGGAAAGACAGAGAAGATGGCAGAGGAATCTGTTAAGAAACAGGAGGAAGAAAATGCAAAGCCAGTTTGAGAAAGAACTTCTAAAAACATTAAAGAGCATTGACGGTACTCTGAAAAGAATTGAGAAGTCCATGAAGGATGAAGAGAAAAAGCTTACGATCATTTGTAATGCTGTTTCTCATGAACTGAAAGGAGAACATGAATGAAAAAATGGACTTACCGCCAGAAGAGAGATCTTCTTGACAAATTAGAACCTTGGATCACTGCATTGGTTCAACTCATAAGTGCATTGGCTGGGGCGGCTGTCGGAATAGCTATCTGCTACTTTTTCTAAGTGGTATGTTGCAGTTGCAGTTATTAAAGACACAACAAAAGGTATGAGTATATTTCTTAAAAATGAGAGAAACAAATGTTCTTTGTAGAATCTTCCTTTTGAAGACAAAGTAAATTTGAACATTTCACGATTTATGGATGAACTAACTATGGTGAAATATCCCTTTTCCTTTAAGGACAAAAATGCTTGGTAAACATCTTCACCATTGTAATTCCCTATTTCAGACAATGAAATGGAACATTCAGAAGATTTTACAGTTTTCCTAAGTACTTTTCTTTCGATTTTGAGAAGCATATGAAACCTCCAGTTTTTTAGAACATTATACCACAGAAAGGAGAACAATGAACGAATTAGAGCAGAAAACAATATCTTCCGTGGAAGTAGCGGAAATGATAGGGAAAGAGCACAGCAAACTGCTAAGAGATATACGCACTTATGTTGAGCAATTAGGACAAGCCAATTTTGGACAGTCCGATTTCTTTACAGAAAGTACCTATCAAAACAGCCAAAACAAGAAACAGCCTTGCTACATGGTAACGAAGAAAGGTTGCGAGTTCATAGCACATAAGATGACCGGAGTTAGGGGAACAGAATTTACGGCAAAGTACATTGACCGTTTCCACGAAATGGAAGATGCAATCAAGGCACATATCCCTACCGGACAGGAATTGATTGCACTGGCAGTTGTCGAAGCACAGAGGATGCTTGCACAGAAAGAGGAAGAGGTTAAGCAGTTACAGACCACTGTACAACAGATGGATGCCGTGATTACCGATATGACACCAAAAGTTGACTATGTGGACAAAATTCTTTCATCTAACGACTGTATGACAGTCACACAGATTGCACAGGACTACGGAATGAGTGCGGTGAGGTTCAATTCAGTTTTAAGAACAGCCGGCATTCAGAGAAAAGTAGGTGACCAGTGGATATTGTATGCAGACTTCCAGGGAAAGGGTTATGTGAGAACAAAGACAAATGATTATGTTAAGCATGACGGAAGCACTGGAACAAAGCCACTTACCGTATGGACACAGAAAGGCAGAATGTTCTTATACAACAAGCTGAAAGAGATTGGCATTGAACCTATCGAGGAGGAAAGCGCATGAGAACAACAATAAAGCTGTTTCTTCCTATTATAATAGCACTCTCCATCACATTTACGTCCACAGCACAGCCAGCCGGTAGTTTCATTTCCGAGGAAGCACAGGAATCATGTGCAAAGTACGGTGAGGAATACGGCATCTGTCCGGAACTGCTCATGGCAATGATCGAGAAAGAATCTTCCGGCAGACCGGATGTGGAAAGTGGCGGTTGCAAAGGTCTGATGCAGATATCTGACAGATGGCATAAAGACCGCATGGAGCGTTTGGAAGTGACGGACATCTACTCCGTGGACGGCAATATCCATGTGGGAGCAGACTACTTGTCGGAATTGTTTGAAAAGTACTGTGATGTAGGAATTGTCCTCATGGTTTACCACGGAGAGAAGAACGCAGCTACAAAGACAGAATTAAGTGATTACGCAGACTGGATATTAACCAGGAGCGCAGAACTGGAAAGGATGAATGGAAAATGACGAACAGAGAGAAGTATGCGGAACAGATTATTGACATGGCACTTGATAGTATAGAGATAGCTGTGGACAAAGAAGGAAAGTTATGTGATTGCAATGTAATACGTTGTTCCGATTGTGCATGGAGTGGTAAAAGCAGATGCCGTGAAAGGTTCAAAGAATGGGCGAAACAGGAATATGTAGAGCCTACGGTTGACTGGTCGAAAGTGCCTGTGGACACGAAAGTGTACGTAAGAGATTCCGATAGTGACCCTTGGAAACCTAGATATTTTGCAAAATTTGAAGATGGAAAAATATTTGCATGGACAAGAGGAGTAACTTCTTTTTCTTCGGTAAGCTCAGATTCTATAACAAGGTGGAATCAAGGAAAACTTGCGGAGGATACCGTATGAGTGCCAAAAAGCGGTTTACCGTCAAAGGGTGCATCGGAAAGATATTTTACAGTCCGAAAGAATGGGAAGTTGACCGTGAAACAGCATTCTATTACAGAATTGTAAACCGCAATACCGGGAAGAAAAAATGGTTAGGAAAGGAGTATTTTCATGCAGAAACGACAGATTATCCCCATCGTCCGTGCGAATGAGATTCTGATTGCAAGATTGTTAGACGCAGGAATCTTGTATATCGGAGAAGACAACGTGATTCACGTAACAGAAAACTGAAAGCCGGAGGAGTGAGGAAATGGAAAGGAAGATAAGAAAAATCTTGGTAGAACTGGGGCTGAAACAGTACTTGCCGGGATTCCAGTACATCATCGAGGTTGAAACGCTGATGTTTGAGAACCGGAACAGAAGACTTTCTGAAATCTACCGGATTATCGGAGAGAAACACAGCACAAATGAAAAAAGCGTGTATCAGGCGATCAAGTGGGTTGTTGATAAGATGAACCCAAGCACAGAGTTATACAAAGAAATCAATGAGACAGACAAGCCGGTATCAATCTATATGTTTGTAAATTCACTGTATTTATATCTTTGGGAGGAAAGGAAAAATGAGGATTAAGCACATCTTTTTGCAGAATTTCTGCAAGTTCTATGGTTCTAACGTAGTGGACACTGATTTATACGACCGTACAGAAGTTTCCGGTGTAAATGAAACAGGCAAGTCCACGATCAAAAGAGCAATTCAGTATATTTTTGGATGCCGTGACGAGAACGGCAGAGAAATCACCGGAATCAGACCGCACGATAAGGACGGCAATGACATTGACGGAGATATTACCGCAGAAGTTACCGTGGAGATTGACGGTACAGACAAGGTTCTGAAAAAAGTATGCCGTCAGAACTTCAATAAGAAAGGCGAGTTTACCGGAAATGTCACGGATTACTATGTGAATGATATTCCAAAAAAGGCAGCAGATTTTGAAGCATTTTTGGAAGAGAGTGTATGCGGAAAAGATAAGTTTTCACTTTGCATCAATGCCATGACACTTCTGCTGAAAGGTGGCACGGATCAGAGAGCACTTCTCGCTGATATGTTTGGTCAGCACAGCAATGACGATATTTGCGACCAGTTTCCGGAGTTTGAAGCATTAAGGACTGTTCTGCAGGACGGTACGGTTGATGAACTGAAAAAGAGATGCAATACGCAGTTGTACGGCACAAGGGGAAGAAATGGAACCAAGGGCTTGCAGGATCTGTTAGATGAAATTCCGAGCCGTATTGACGAGGTGAGCCGTCAGAGAGTGGATATTGACCTTGCGGAACTGGAACTGAAAAAGAAAGCTTTACTGGATAAGCTGTCAGAGAACATTAAGCAGCAGACAGATACGCAGAACAGCATGAAGTCCTACGATAAGCTTTCTGATGGAATCATTGAGTTAAAAGGTCAGTTGAGCGCATTACAGCAGAAAGCGAATGAAAAACTGGATGCGGACAGAAGAGAGAAGCGCACAACACTGAATCAGATTCAGAATGAGCATCAGAAAGAGTTGCTTAAGGCGGATACCATTCGTGAAGAGATCACGGAACTGGAAAAGCGTATCGCACAGTATGAACAGAAGAGACAGGATTTGAAGAAGAGTTGGGATTTGAACAAAAGCCTTAAATTTGATGAAAATTCTCTGATCTGTTCCTACTGTGGACAGGAATATCCGGAAGAGAAAAAAGAGCAGTTAAGAACGGAGTTTGATACGCATAAGGCACATGAACTGGAATTGATTACCAAAGAGGGTTCTTCCTGTGCTGACCATATCAAAGCGGATCAGGAAGAACTGGAGCATAAGCGTGAGGAACTGAAAAAGACCGAGGATGAAGTGGAGCGGTTGGAAAAAGAGATTGCCATTGCCGATAATGCATTAAATTCCATTCCGGCAAGCGTGGATATTTCCAACACAGAAGAATACAAAGCTATCCAGTCACAGATTGCTGAGAAAGAAGCTTCCATGAACAAATTCACTGACATGAATCTTCTCAGAATCCAGTTAAAAGGTGATGAAGAGCAGATCCGCAATGATATTTCTGTGGTTGATAAGTCTTTGGCGAGTGTAAGCATTAACGAGAGTGTGGATAAGCGTATCACAGAACTGGAACAGGAGCGAAAGAACATTGCACAGAAGATTACGGATGTGCAGGCACAACTTGAACTTTTAAAGAAATTCAGCCGGAAGAAGAACGAACTGTTGGAAGCTGATGTGAATAAATACCTTTGCTTCTGCACTGTGCGGATGTTTAGACCTCTTGTGAATGGTGACACGGAAGAATGTTGTGACTTTACATACCGTGGAGAGCCTTACAGCCGGAACATGAACCACGGAGCAAGGATCCTGACAGAGATTGACATTTGCAATGCGTTTCAGAAGCGGTGTGGTGTGGAATTGCCTATTATGGTTGACGATACCGAGAGCCTTGACCCTTGGAAGATTCCTGATGTTGACAGTCAGTTGATTATGTTCCGCAGAAGTGATGATGCGAGCTTGAAAGTGGAGGAAGCGAAGAATGAGTAATGAAGCAGAGAAACGCTACATTGTCGAGCGTGAGTTTGAACACGTAGGGTATAAATGCGTTGTGATATTTGGAAATATGGCTCACAGGTGCGGATATGTTGGCATTCCAAAGAATCATACGTTATACGGAAAAAATTATGATTACCATCTTGAAATTAAAAAATCAGATATTTGGGGCAGAGAAGTAAGTGGCATTTTCCCTTTGCTTGGTGCTTGTATTGATAAAGATGAAAGAATTCGAATTGAAGCATATTTCCAGTGTCACGGAGGTATTTCATATTCAGGTGGTGGAACAAATTCAAATTATCCTATCAAAAGTGATTTATGGTGGTTTGGGTTCGATTGCGGTCACGCTGGAGATAAGGCGGATTTGGATTATGCAATACAGAAATTCCCAAGCCGTAAAGAAATTTATCAGATGCAAAAAATGATAGAAAGTAAATTTCCTGTTGGTGTCGATGTCGTTCGTTCAGAAGAATATGTTGCTGATGAATGTAAGAAGTTGGCGGAGCAATTGAAAGAGTTTGAAAGGAATGAAGAGAATGCAGATTAAGAAAGAAACAGTCATTTCTGTTCTGACAACAAGCGGAGAAACAATCAATGCCGGTGACACCGTGATATTCAATTTTGATGACAAGTGTTGCGTGGGTGTGTACCTGGGACTTTCAGACCGTGGAGCCTTGAAATTCAAAGGAAAGATTGCTGATACAGATGTGACATTCCATGTGATGCCTAGAAGCATCAAGGAGATTTACAAAGCTGATGTGACAGTGCATCAGGGAGTTGCAAGTGGATTTATGAATGAGCCGGAAAGCGAGGAAAAATAATATGAGAAAATCTAATGTTTTGAAGATGCAGAGAGTTTTTATTCCCAAGGTTGGAATTTTTGATAAGAGCCTTTCTTTTGAGAATGGAATTTACGTTGTCCGTGTCGATGACAAGGTTTACAAGGAAACTGCTAATGAGTTGTTTGCTGTGCAGGCATTCAATGAGATTTAGGAAGCGAGGAAGAATAGCATGGGATTTACAGAGGTTTTAACGATCGTTTTCATTGCTCTGAAGTTACTTGGAGTGATTAGCTGGTCATGGTGGCTTGTACTACTGCCGGAGATTTTAGCATTTGTTGTATATGCAATCATGGTGATTTCGGCTGTTGTGGTTAATGTAAAGTTCAGAAATTCAATGGAAGATTTTGACAGAAAGTGGGGACTGTAAGATGGTAAAACGTAAATTTAAGGTTGGAGAAAGATACAAAAGCGGATATTTTGCAGACAATGATGCAGTAATTGAAATCACAGAAATCAGTGGTGGCACTGTTTTTTACAAAGATGTAGTTGGGGAAAGCATTGGTTTAAAACATTTCCAAATAGGTTCTATATTCTCTGCCGCTTTAGAAAAAGTAGACACAACTATTGTCATCTACCGCAATGACAACAAAGTAGTTGCGCTGGACAAGTCCACTGGCGAGAAAGCAGAAGCAAACTGCAATCCTGCTGATGAATTTGATTTCCGTACTGGTGCTAAGTTGGCTTTTAATCGGCTGATGGGCGAAGATGCGAAGCCTGATAACGGTGTCCGGGAGGTTAAGAGAAAAGCTAAAGTCGGTGAGTACATCAAGGTTGTTTATGCGATGCCTTGTTTGATTCCTTATAAAAACGGAGATATTTTCAAAGTAAATTGCGTTACGACATCAGGATGTATTTGCAAAAAATCTGAGGAAAATGTTGGTTTATGGCACAAAGAGTATGTTGTCCTCGAAAACTACGAACCGGAGAAAGAACCGGAGAAGAAAGACGAAATCTGCGTGGGAGATACCGTAAAAGTCACGAATACCAGTAAGCAGTACAACTTATACGATACATGGAGTGGTCTTTTAGGATACAAACAGAATTTTGTAATAGGTTCTGATGTTAAAAATGAAGACGAATACAAAGTTTTAAGAATTAAAAAACATGATAGGTTTGCAAGTACTATTGCACTGATTCAGAATCCCAAGACAACCCAGGTATTCATCATAGGAATTGACGGCATCAAGAAGGTAGAAAGGTAGGTAGAAACATGGCAGACGAAAAGAAGCAGGAAGTAATGACACAGGAAAAGGCAGAGGTAAAGGAAAGCAAGAATAAGGTTACAGATTACAGTCTTGGGATTTTTGGAACATCCGACAATTTTATTATGGCAATGCAGATGGCAAAGGCACTGGCTGATTCAACGATTGTTCCGCAGACATATCAGAAAAATCCGTCTAACTGTTTGATTGCCATTGAACAGGCACAAAGAATGCACATTAGCCCTCTGATGGTTATGCAGAACCTTTATCCGATACAGGGAAGACCTAGTTGGAGCAGTAAGTTTTTGATTGCCTCTATTAACGCAAGCAGAATGTTTGACATGGAGTTGCAGTATGACGAGGTAAAGGATAAAGATGGAAAGCCTTATTCATGCGTAGCGTGGACTATGAAAAACGGTCGCAGAGTTGAGGGTATGGAAGTCAATATGCAGATGGCAAAGGACGAGGGATGGCTTGGGAAAAATGGAAGTAAGTGGAAAACCATGCCACAGTTAATGCTCAGATACAGAGCGGCATCGTTCTTCTCTAGTCTGAATTGCCCGGAACTGACAATGGGTATTTACACAAAAGAAGAAATCGAAGATGGAGACTTCAAGGAATATCCGATGGAACCCATTCAGGAACAGGTTCACAGGGAGATTCAGAATAATGCAAACACTGTTGAGTTTGAGGAAGTACCGCAGACACCGCAGACCGCAGAGACGGACATTGCCAGCGCAGAGACGCCGGATTGCTTTAAGTAGGGAGGACACCATGAGAATTATTTCACAGGACGGTAGAACTGATATTCCATATGAAAATTTTTGCTTTGGAATTACAAAAGATAATTCCATTGTTGCGATAAGAGATACCATTGCCAGACCCTCAGAAATTGCGCATGGCGTTGTAGCTACATATTCCAAAGAAGAAAAATCGAAGAAAGCTATGGAAATGCTTAGAAAAGCATACGTTGGTATGCCGATTCTTTTTCAAAATGTTGAAATTACAGAAGATGTGGTAAAACAGTTTGAAAAATTGAAAAATAGTGGAATTATAGTTCAAACCATGAACAATGAGCCATCAAAAGTTGAATATGTAAATAACTGCATATTTCAGTTTCCAAAAGATGACGAAATTGAGGTAGAAACATGAAGCTAAAATGTTTAGGATCCGGTTCTTCAGGTAACTGCTATCTTCTAACGGCAGATAACAGTGAAACACTTTTACTGGATGCAGGACTCCCTATCATGGACATAAAACGTGGTCTTAACTGGGATATTAAGTGTGTTGTGGGTGCGATATGCACCCATACGCACAAAGACCACTCATTATCCGTATCAGACCTTAAACACATGGGAATACCAGTATTTAAGCCATATGAGAGTTTAGAACCTATGGAAATATGCTTTACTGGTGGAAAAATAATGGCATTTGATCTTACTACACTGGATGGTAAGTGGACACATACCAACGCTGATGGTTCAGAATGCCATTGTTATGGATTCCTGATTACTCACCCGGAAATGGGGAAATTGCTTTATGTAACTGACACGGAATTTGTTAAGTGGCGGTTCCATGAATTAAACCACATCCTTATTTCATGTAACTATCAGAAGAAGTACATTACAGAGGATTCCAACGATGCTAAGAAATCCCATGTGTACCGTGGTCATATGGAACTGGAAACAGTAAAGGAATTTGTTCTTGCGAACAAATCAGATGCCTTGCAGAACGTCATATTGTGCCATTTAAGCCGTGATAATTCTGATGCCAAAGAATGTGTCACAGAGGTAAAAAAGATTGATCCATTGGCGAATGTGGACTATGCGGTAGCAGGCAAGGAATGGATTTTACGGAATGGAAAGGAGTGTCCGTTTTGATTGAGTGGAGTTTAATATCTAAACTTATGAATTGCTTTCCGAATAGTGTTGTAACAAGCAAAGTAGAATTTATAGCACATATCAGAAGCAACACATATTTTATATTGAAAGATTGTAAAACAGAAATGGATGTGAAGTGTAAAGTTTTGGAATGGCTTTCAATGGCAGCATACAAAACAGAACCATACAGCACTAAAGAGAGCAATGACAAATTCCATAAATTCATTTTGCAAGGAATAAATGATTTTTTGGGTACTACTTTTTCAGAGAAAGATATGGAAAAGATATACACATATTTGGGAAACAGATGTAACCATGAAAAAACAATAAGTTTTGTTGCCAGCGGATATGATATGAGCGTTTTAGAAGAATAGGTGGTGATTCGTTTGGCTGATTGGAAGAATGTAGCAAAAGCAAAATCCATAGAGAGAAAGAATCGTGAAAGAATACTGGCGGTCAATCCACACGTGGACGATGAAAGTGGAATTTACTTTCTGACAAGAACAGACGAGGATGGTTTCCGTTTTGCGTATGTGGGACAGGCGGTACACCTACTACAAAGACTGGCAGGGCATCTTAACGGATACCAACACATTGATTTATCCATGAAGAGCCACGGATTGTATTCTGTGGAAAATATATACGGTTGGAAAATCGGATTCTTACATTATCCGGTAGGAGAACTGGACAAGTGGGAGCAGTACTGGATTAAGCGTTATGCGGACGAGGGTTATCAGCTTCGCAACAAGACAGCAGGCGGTCAAGGTGATGGAAAGAAGCAGATAGCAGAGTACCGACCGGGAAAAGGTTACCGTGATGGACTGGCACAAGGCAGAATAAACCTTGCAAGGGAACTGTCGAACATTGCCGACAAGCATCTGGTTATCAGTTTGAAGCCTGAGAAGCAGAACAATTCCGTGTCGCAAAGACAATTTGTTCGGTTTATGGAACTTTTGCATGGAGAAAAGGACGGTGAAAGTAATGAATAAAACAGACTATGAAGTACTTTTACAATACGTTGAAGAAACTGACAAGGAGTTTTATGAATCTCTTTCTACTCAAAAACAAATTATGTATCTTTGCTATCAATATGGAACTGAATCTTTTAAAAAATACTTATTTAAGTATAGATTTCAGCAAGTCTGTAATAAATTAAAGGAGTTTTTCAGAAAATGGTGAAATACGAAGGTGAATGCTGCGGATGTGCTGCTGGAAATTATCCTTGTATTGGATCTGCTTGTTCCAACCTCCATGTGAAGCATCTGTACTGCGATAAATGCGGTGAAGACGTGGGAAAACTCTATGAATTTAACGGCAAGGAATTGTGCGGTGACTGTGTTTTGAAAGAATTTGAGGTTGTTGAATAGGAGGTTGATATGGAATACATATATGGTGCAATTTTTGCTTGGATATTTATTAGTTTTTGCTTCTTTATTTTAGAATCAGTTGGAATTATAGATTGCTTTATGGAAAGCAAAGCATTATGGATTTTGTTTGCTCCCATGATTTTCCTTGCGATATTTATTTATCCTATTTCAATTTATAAAGAAACCAAATTTAAAATGTCAAGGCAAAATTTTAGTGAATTGGAAAAATGCAATTTTATATACAAAAAGATTAGTAAAAATGTATACCTTTGCAGATGGTATGGAAGTAAAAAACATCATCCTATTTTATATCATTTTATTATTCCGTTTTATATAAAAATAAAATGATAAATCACGGAACTTGGAGGTGATACATAAAATGCCAAAACGATATGACAATCCGCAGGAAATTTTGAAAATTATGCGGAAGACAGAACTTTTGAAGCAGTCTGCGGAGAGAAGTCCATTCACCGGAATACTGACACTGTTCTGCTATACCTTGTGGAAAGACTATAAGTACTAACAGACGAGACTTTCCGACTTTTGCGGTAAATTCACCGAATACAATGAAAAGTACGAGAATGAGCCTTATACGGAGTTACAGAGTAGGCTTAACGATTTTGCAGACTGGACGATTGAGTACAAGGAATTTACCGAAGCTGATTATCCACATTACAAGTCGGTTGTAGCGCAGAACTGCATACGTGAACAGGTCAGATGTAACAATCTTATCAATGAGTTGTCCACAAGGTACATCCTATATGGAATGGTAATTCTTATGGAAGATGGATTCGGAAAGAAGAAGCTGACGAATTTCAAGGATAAGTTTTCTGACCACATGGACAAAGCCGGAGACAAGTGCAACGGAAAGGATTTCATGGACTTGTGGAGAGAACTGGTGGAAAACACCGGGATTTATATTGAGAAGCCTATATTTGACTAAGGAGTTCTAAATGGCAGAAAAAAGAATGTTCAGCGCAAAAATAATTGAGAGTGATGCTTTTTTGGATATTCCTGCTACGGCTCAAATGCTTTATTTTCACATCTGCATGAACGCTGATGATGACGGATTCGTGAACAATCCACGGAAAATCATAAGGATGTGTGGTGCATCTGATGATGATTTGAAGATACTGATAGACAGCAGATTCCTTTTATCTTTCGACAGTGGTGTCGTGTTGGTGAAGCACTGGCGCATTCACAACTACATTCCACCGGATCGTTACAAGCCGTCATGCTATGTGGATGAAAAAGGAAAAGTCGGCTTAAAGCAAAACGGAGCATACACCACAGACCCTAAAAAGATGGTTTCCCCAGTAGAGGGAAATCCGAAAAAGAGTTGTTACGACAAAGAAATCAAACTTGATAAGAGGTGATATAAATGCAGATGACAGGTTATGAATTGTTGGCGAATTACGAAAAAGCAGAGGACAAGGATAAACAGATTCAGATTCTTTCGGATTTGAACCATATTCCGGTTGACATGGTGTGTTTTGTGATTGACAACAGAGAGAAATTCGATGTTTCAGAAACACCATTGTCCGCAGAAGAATTTGCAAAGTGGTGCGAGACGGAACTTGACCGTGTGGATGCTAATATCCATGCACAGGAAAAATATTACAGAGAAATTTGCAATGTATACGGAATCGCAAGTACATACGGAAAAAGGAGTGTAGTTGTATGAGAGAGGGAACAGGAAACTTTCAGAACGGTGACTTACTCTACATGGCTACACATCCGGTTGCTGATGCTATTAGAATCGGACGCACAAAGCCGTATGACTGCAGCTATCCAGTGATGGCGGAGAGACCGAGGATCTCGGAAAGGAGTAAGGATGGAGAGATTAACAACTAACAAGAATGTATCAGATATGGGAATGGTTGAACTGGCACTTAATTGCTGTTACATAGCAAAGGATGGAAGTGGCAGATACAGAGATTATGAGATTGATATAGACGAAAGAGATTTTGTAAGAAAACTCACAACTACTTTGGTAGGAGAAGATTTGCCATTGCAAGACGAATCTTTTGACGAAGAAATGATGGACAACCTTGGTATTGACCCGTTTGCAGACGTAAGAGGTCTGATTGCGATATTCTACCGAAACATGTGGGCAATGGCAGAGTTGAGGGAAAAGTTGAAACGCTACGAGGATGCCGAGGAACAGGGGTTTCTCTTGCGGTTACCGTGCGAGGTGGGAGATACATTATATTGTATAACTCCATATGTAAAAGAACCGATTATTACAACACACGTTTTACAAATGAATATCAAGCAGTTTTACAATAAAAGAATCATTGTAAGAATTGATACCATGAATAAAATGGGTGAAAGCTGTTATTTCTTAGATGATATAGGTAAAAAAATATTTTTATCCAGAGAGGAAGCCGAAGCCAAGCTGGCAGAAATGGAGAAAAAGCATGAAGTTTAGAGAATTTATTAGATGGTGCAATGAAAGAGCAAGTGACGGATGTTGGGGAATGCTTGAAGCTATAACCTGTATTAGCATTATGCAGGAAGTAAGAGAACAGCATTTTTGGAAAAGAGAAAAATATTGGAAAGAAAAATATGAAAAAACCGTATTGAACGAAATTGTTGATCCAATAGAAAAAATGCTTGCAGAAATGGAAGGTGCGGAATGAAGATAGAAGAAGCTATTTACTGCTTAAAGGCTCAGAGTGAACGGTACTCAGAGGTTTGTGAAGAATGTCCTATGTACGGAAAAACAGGAGTAGATCATTGCTGTGAGGAAGCATTACAAATGGCAATCACCACCTTGCAGAATCAGCCGGTGTGGATTCCAGTAAGCGAGAGACTGCCGGAGGAACTTGTACCAGTTAATGTAACATGGATAAACAGAAACCCGGAACCGTATTACAAAGACATAAAAGATGTTCCGTTTGCGAATACTGCGGTTTATTGCAATGGAAAGTGGTACTGGTGGTCATCCACTTGCGTTGATTATCTCAAAGAATACGGTAAATGCGATTGGGAATTAGTGGACAAAGATATTGATATTACAGCCTGGATGCCACTGCCGGAGTCGTACAGGGAAAGTGAGGTAGGAGATGGCGAAGTGTAATAACTGCAAGAATTTAGAAACAAAGGATAATGGTTTTGATGCGTACTCATGGTGCGAGAAAATCAACGACTGTCCACATGAGGACATAGAAAGAGACTGCGAGCACTACGTACCTATGATCAACGCAGACCGGATCAGGAGCATGACTGACGAGGAGTTGGCGATGGAGCTATTATGTGTACTGCGGAATTTAAGAAAGAAAGTGAGGAATGAGGATGCAGGATAGATATTTATTCCGTGGAAAGCGGATTGATAACGGGGAATGGGTAATTGGAAATCGTATTGATGATGGTGTAACAGGGCAAGTATTTATTCATACAGTTGGTAACTCGGTAAATGAGAGTGATAAGGTCGGAGAAGAAGGATGTTTGCAGTTTGTGGCATTTGAGGTAGCCCCAGCCACAATCTGCCAGTGCACCGGACTGAAAGACAAGAACGGTAATCTGATTTGGGAGAATGATATTGTAAAAATAAACAATAGTGAGGTAAATACTCTTATAACATTTAGAGATTTTGAAATTATATGTACGATTCCTAGAGAAAAATATTATAAGCATAGGCTTGAGCATACAACTGAATATGAGGTTGTTGGTAACGTATTTGACAATCCGGAACTGTTGGAGGAGTAGCCATGACGGAGAATGAAGCAATTGAAGAATTAAAATATGATTGTAACGAAATTGGAAAAGCAATTCCATGTGATACATCATGGGGTGAATCTTTTGAAAATGCTTATGCAATGGCAATAAACGCACTGGAAGAGGTGCAACAGTACCGCCAGATCGGCACGGTGGAAGAATGCCGTAAAGCTGTGGAGAAGCAGACAGCAAAGAAACCGGATTACGAGGGAGACGGATTCTCGGACGGACAACTTGTATACGATACATGGATTTGCCCTTCCTGCGGTAAGCATTATGAGGTTGATTATGATAGATATGATTATTGCCCGAATTGCGGGCAGCGCATTGATTGGAGGGATGAAGTATGAGTGAAGAATTAAAGCCGTGCCCGTTTTGCGGCGGAAAAGCAATGTTCTTAACCATTACAAATAAGTCATCACATTCGGCTGTTGGGGTAATGTTCAAAATCAAATGTATGAAATGCGGAACAGAATTTCCAAAAAGCTATGAATGTGAGATGTACATGGATCAGGACGGAGGCATCAGAACAGGGAAAGACGAGCGAACAAAAGCAATTACAGATTGGAACAGGAGGGCGAACGATGAAAATACTAATTGATATTCCAAAGGCATTTGAAGTGGACTATAACACAGACCGATTTGCAGAGTTCTTCCAGCGTTGTCTTGCGGATATGAATACCTGCTGTGGTAACTATGAGTCGGAAACCGCAGTGATGATGGAAAAGGCATTTACAGAAAGTAAGATCTACGACCAGAACAAGGTTGTGAAGCAGTTGGAAGAACGCACAGCATTCCTGAAAGACTGTACGAAGTATGGAAATAAGACAGCAGATCAGCAGTCAAAATCCTACGACACTATGATGATGTACGAAGTCAAGGATTTGGTAGATGAATTGTTGGAGATTGTAAAGGAAGGTGGAACAGATGCAGAGCATTGATTACGCCGACCTATATGCCGATAATGCGGACTTTAAACGCTACGTTGACAGATATTGCATCAAGCACAGAATCAGCGTCGCAGAAGCCTTACAGCATTATCTGGTGCAGATGGCGGGCAGGATGTACAAGGAGCAGGCAGAAACGATTTTAAGAAAGGAATAACGAATGCCCGGTAAACCGGGTTGGTGCGCAGTGAATAGAGGTGGCGTACCGAAAAATTACAACACCGTGGCTATAAGGCTTATTGATAAGCGTATGTAGAGCAAACGAATGGTGATCCACGATACAGCATTTGTAGCGTGGTGTTATGGCAGAAAAGCTAAAGGTATGTTGGATCAGCGCAGGAGTATCATCCTTTATGGCGGGATACCTTGCAGGAGATGTTGATAAGTGGATTTACATTGACATTGCCGATCAACATGAGGATAGCATGAGATTTATCAGAGATTGCGAAAAGGCAATCGGAAAAGAAATTGATGTACTTAGATCTACGGAATATGGATGTGTGGAAGATTGTGTCCGAGCGTTCGGAGGGTTCCGCAGCGCAGGCAACGGATTTGCCCCATGCACGAACTGGCTGAAAAAGCGTGTCCGTAAGCAATGGGAGCAGGAACATAAACAATACGACCTGACTTATGTGTGGGGATTCGACCTGAAAGAGCGCAACCGGGCAGAGCGGACGGTAGAATCTAATCCACAAGCGGAGCATGAATTTCCGCTGATCGACCGGAATCTGTCAAAGGAAGAGGTTCACGGGCTGTTTGAGAGAACGTTTTCTTTTCCCCGACCGAAGATGTATGACCTGGGATATCCGAACAATAACTGCATCGGATGTGTCAAGGGTGGTATGGGGTATTGGAACAGGATCCGCAAGGACTTCCCGGAAGTGTTCGAGAGCCGGGCACAGTTGGAACGACTGGTTGGATACTCCATTCTGAAAGAGAGTGACGGGACGCCGTTATATCTCGATGAACTGGATCCAAACCGTGGAGACATGAACACAGAAATATTCCCAGATTGTGGAATCATGTGCTATTTAGCACAGAAATAAGAGAAAGGAGCCGAGACTCTGGCCAGAGTGAAGCATATGCGGTCTCCTTGAAAAATGAAAAAAATAAAATGTGAGATTTACAGAGATTCAATGCAGAACTATAAGAAATATGCCATACCTCCGGCACAGCTTATCATTGCCGATGTCCCGTATAATGTAGGCAAGAATTTCTACGGAAGTAACCCTATGTGGTACAACGGCGGGGATAATAAGAACGGTGAAAGTAAGCTGGCAGGTAAGGCGGCATTCAATTCTGATTTCAACTTCAATCTGTATGAGTATTTCCATTTCTGCTCAAAGATGCTGAAAAAAGAAGACAAGAATAGCGTTACCAGGGGAAGAAGTAGCAACAGTCCTTGCATGATCGTGTTCTGCTCTTTTGAGCAGATTCCTATACTGATTGATGCCGCCTATAAACATGGATTCATACATTACATACCGTTGGTATTTGTAAAAAATTACAGTCCGCAGGTGCTTAAGGCAAATATGCGTGTGGTTGGTGCCACAGAATATGCTCTTGTGTTCTACCGTGACAAGCTGCCGAAGTTCCGGAACGGTGCAAAGGTTGACGAGGAAGGAAAGACGATCCGTGGCACTGGGAAAATGATTTTTAACTGGTTCAGTTGGGAGAAAGACGGAAAAGATATTCCGAAAATTCATCCAGCACAAAAGCCTGTAGCAGTCCTTAAAAAGCTGATTGAGATTTTTACAGATCCCGGTGATGTAGTGATTGATCCTTGCTGTGGCAGCGGTAGTACCTTAAGAGCAGCCGCAGAGATCGGGAGAAGTGCATTCGGATTTGAGATTGACCGCAATTTTTATCAGAGAGCCAAAAATGAGATGATTGTCTTTGAAAGAGATAATCAGATTAGTTTTGAGGATATTCCGGGGGTGATGCCGTAATGGATTTTGGATATTACAACATGGATTGCATGGATGGGATGAAAGAGTTCCAGGATGGTTACTTTGACCTTGCGATTGTGGATCCACCGTATGGCTTACATGAGCATGGTGGCAAAAATAGGAATACATTTGTTAAGCAGAAAAATGGAACAAAAACATACGTAAAGGACGGTCAGTACGAAAACAGAGGGTGGGACAATGAGCCACCCTCTAGGGAATACTTCGAGGAATTGTTTCGGGTATCCAAAAATCAGATTATATGGGGATGCAATTACTTTGATTTTACTTTGGCTGGTGGTCTTATCGTATGGGATAAATGCAATGATGGTTCTGATCAGTCGGATGCAGAGGTGGCATTCTGCAGTCTGACTAAAAGGATAGACATATTCCGGTATATGTGGCGTGGAATGTTCCAGGGAAAGTCCATTACTGAAGGAACTATTCAGCAGGGGAATAAGGCATTAAATGAAAACCGTATCCACCCTACACAAAAGCCGGTAGCACTATATGAATGGCTCCTAAACCGCTATGCAAAGCCCGGAGACATTATCTTGGACACTCATGTAGGCAGTGCCAGCAGCTTGATAGCCTGCTACAGAACCAACCATCCATATGTTGGATTTGAACTGGACAAGCATTATTATGATTTGTCCAAAAAGAGATTAGATGCAGAAATGGCACAAATGCGATTATCTGATTTTATGCCGGAGGTGATGCCATGAAAAATAACATTATCATTGACTGCTTTGCCGGTGGCGGCGGCGCAAGCGTAGGAATAGAAATGGCACTTGGAAGATCTGTTGACATTGCCGTAAACCACGATCCGCAGGCTATACGGATGCACATGGTAAACCACCCTGACACATTGCATCTGACAGAGGATATTTTTAAGGTAGATTTGCAAAAATATGTTGGAGATCGCCATGTGGCTCTGATGTGGGCATCACCTGACTGTACAAGCCATAGCAAAGCAAAGGGCGGGCAACCACGCAAAAAAGGATTGCGGATACTTCCCTGGGCGGTGTACAAGCACGCAAAAGTGCTACTGCCAGATGTAATCATAATGGAGAATGTTGAAGAGATACAACAGTGGGGTCCGCTGGATGCAGACGGTCACCCGATACCGGAACGCAGGGGAGAGGACTACCGTAAGTTTATTACAGCAATGACCTCTCTTGGATATGATTTCGATAGTCGGGAACTTGTGGCTGCGGATTATGGGGCACCTACGACACGGAAAAGATGGTATGCAATCTTCCGGCGAGATGGAAATAAAATCGTCTGGCCAGCACCTACATACAGTAAAGATGGGATACTACTACCGAAATGGAAAGAATGCGGTGACTATATTGACTGGTCTGATCTTGGAACATCCATATTTGAGCGTAAGAAGCCACTGGCGGCGGCTACAATGGACAGAATCGGTAATGGTGTGAGGAAGTATATTATTGATAATCCACATCCGTATATCGTCAAAAGTAAGGATGCACTGGCATTTATCATCCAGTATCACGGTGAAACCAGGCAGGGGGATTCCCGGGGACAGTTCCTTACGGATCCTATCAAGACTATTGATACCAGCAACCGGTACGGATTGGTAACCGCATTTGTCACAAAGTTTTATAAGACCGGGATCGGGCAGGGGTGTGACGAGCCACTGCATACGATCACCACTTCCCCTGGACATTTCGGACTTGTATCTGCGTTTATGGTCAAATATTACGGAACCGGTTGTGGTCAGACATTGGATAAGCCGCTTGGGACCATTACCACAAAGGATCGGTTCGGACTGGTGAATGTTCTGATTGAGATTGATGGAGAGCAATATGTTATAAAAGACATTTTTCTGCGGATGCTGAAGCCGGAAGAATTGAAGCTGATGCAGGGATTTCCCGATGATTATATCATTGATAGGGATATTGCAGGAAAAACATATCCTATTGTGGAGCGAGTGGCAAGGATAGGTAACAGCGTAGTGCCGGTTATGGCAGAAGCACTGGTATCTGCAAACTGCAGTGATCTCCGAATAGGAGAGCGTACACCGAACATGAGAATAGAAGCAGATCAGACCGGGCAACTCCGGTTTGCGTAGGAAGTGAAACCAGGAACTAAAAAATTTGAGTTTCTATTTGAGTTGTTTTAAATAAGTTAAATTAGGATTTAGCGGAGGTATTTGAAATGCCAAAAGATAAACTTTCGTTATCTAAAAAGACTGAATATCTGATAGATAAAATAGCTGAAATTCCCACTGTCGAGGAAATATCACATAGCGCATGGTCTAATAATCGTTTGATTGGTAATCATATTGACTTTCGTTACAATACAGAAAATGTGCTTTTAATGATAATAGAAACGCTTACGAAGGGAACACAGCAAGAGGAAATAGGCAAAGAAATCTCTAAAAAAGCAAGAATTGTATTCGATTATTTTTCTGACAATTAAGCAGTTGAATTAGGATTTAGCGGAGGTGCATAACAATGAACTATTTAATATGTTGGGAAGAAAATCACATCAAAAAATGGGAAATGATAAAAGAGGAAGACAACAACAATTTCTCTATGAACTTGCTGCGTAATCCTGATGTGAATAAACATAGCATTTTCGTTATCCCTTGCACAGGTTTTATGGGTGGCATCTGGCTATGGAAGTTTACTCACAAAAACAGCCGTGTAGACTTCTGGCACTTTTACGAAGAATACGGCACTGAATATCAGAAGCCTGAAGAAAAACCAGAGAATAAGCCCATCCTGAAAGAACTTCATGAAAAGAACAGCGAAAATACGAAATACGGATGGATTTCTCCCGATGGCAAATACTTCCATTGCGGATATCAGGGTCATGCCAACCTTGCATATAAAATTTGCTTCGGTATGATAGAAACAAACAATGCAGAGCATTACTTAGAAGAACATGGATGGTGCAAAATTTATAAATCCATGCTTGATGATAATTATCATGTATATGTTGGTGGGAATTATATCATTACGGATGCGCAAATGAAAGAACTCATTAAATTGGGTTTAGATAATGCTAAGGATTTATCAAAAATGCTATGTAAAAATTAGGTAAACTGAAATTTAGAAAAGGAGACTGGCTTATGAAGTTGTCAAAACTGACTAAGCCAGAACTTGAAGAAATCTTCCGGAACGCCAATTTCACGGAAGAGGAAGAGAAAGTGTTTAAAATGCTTTCTTGCGGAAAAACTATTACAGAAACAGCACAAAAGATTAATGTATGTGACAGAACGGTCAACAGAATATCTAAAAAGGTTTATGAAAAAATAAACAGACTGGAGGTAAAAAATGGTTAGAGTTACACAAGACGGCAAAGATGTTGATATTGAAGATGTTTCTCTGCCAAAAGAAATTATTGAGATTATAGCATCCATATGCTGTTGACACCATTGTAAAAAGGCTTTAGAATGTGTCGTATGTATGATAAATACGGCACATTCTTTATATATTGAAAGGAGTGTAAATAAAATGGAATGTGTCGCATATATGCGTGTTTCCACGGAAAAACAGGCAGAAGAAGGCAACGGTCTTGATAGTCAAAAAAGAGACATAGAGCTTTTTTGCCGGAAAAATGAACTGGTTGTAGCTGACTGGTATGTTGATGATGGATATACCGGTGCAAATATGGATAGACCGGAATTGCAAAGACTTATTAACGACTGCATAAAAAAACGTGTTAAATGTGTTGTTGCGTTTAAATTAGACAGGCTTTCAAGAAGTATGATTGATGGATTATACATAATTGAAAGAGTTTTTCAACCAAACCAAGTGTTATTCAAATGTGTCCATGACAGTGTAAGTTATGACAGCCCTATGGAGCAGGCATACACACAGATGATGGCTGTTTTTGCACAACTTGACAAAAATACTATGATGCTTCGTATGCGTGGCGGTATGTTGGAGCGAATCAAACAAGGTTACTGGATTGGTGGTGCTAATACTCCGTATTGCTATAATTATAGCAAGGAGAAAGGAATACTCATTCCTATACCAGAACGTAAGGAACAAGCAAACAGAGCACTTGATATGTTTATTGGTGGTTATTCTGATTTATATATCAAGGAATCATTAGGATTTCACAGTGAGGTACTTGTAAGAAATGTGCTTACCGGAGTTGTCAATATAGGTATGATCCCATATAAAGGGAATGTATATCAAGGACTTCATGAACCTATTTTTGATAAAGAAAGGTTTGAACTTGCACAGGAAATCAGAAAATCACGTAGGAAAAACAAAACTGCTTGTCATACGGATGCCAACTTGTTAACAGGATTGTGCTATTGTGGTGTGTGTGGATGCAAGATGCGGTATCAGAAGTGGACGCACGGAAAGCATAAAATATATTGCTGTTCTCGTGATAAAGCAATGAAGTATTTGCCTAATTTCAATCCCGACTGTAACAATTCTTTGGAATGGGCTGCTGATATTGAAAAACAGGTAGAAAGTGAAATTTTAAAAATATCCTTAAATCTTTCAGAGTGCAAGCCTATTGAAAAGCAAAGCAAACTTGAAATAATGCAGTCACAATTTGAAAAAGAACAGGTGAAATTAAAAAGGCTATATGTTCTTTATTCCGATGGAAATGACACAGTTTTAGAAATGATTAAGAACACTGAAAAAAGCATTTCTGAAATGAAAGTAAAGATAACCGAGGAAGAAAAAAACGAAAGAAACAGTCAGAAGAAAGAAGTTGTTTACGAGAACATAAAAAAACTTGCCGATGTGTGGGCGCATATCGACAAGAAAGAGAAAAACAATATATTAAAAAGCATAATATCAAGGATTGTGATTGTCAATGGTGATGTTGAAATTCAATTAAAGAATTTTTAGCAGAACCTATTGTTATCGGAGTGGCAATAGGATGTGCTAATGCTGTATTTATCATACTTTTAAAACTGCATATTTTTTCGTTTGTCGCAAAAGTGTCGTATATGTGTCACTATATGCGACTTTTTTTATGCCAAAATTTAATCATAAGGAGGGATGACCTTATGGGAAAATTCAAATTTTCAGATGAAACACTGGAACATATATTCAGCAAAGAACGTACAAGGGAAGTGCCGATTAAGTATCAATCAATCATGGTTCATGTGATCGAGGAAGTTTTAGGAGAAACGGGTAATGCTTATGAATTTCAGTCCGTTGGGACTTATGAACAAGCCGACATATCAGACACTTGATGAAGTTGAAATTGCGAAACAGATAGAATCAATGGAAGAAAGGGAGAATAGCCATGCCGCAGCCGATTATGAATCCGAACTATTTCAATCCGCAGTATAGAACACCTATGTACGGACAGTTTATGCCACAACAGGAGCAATTCCAACCACAGCAATTTATGCAACAGCTACAGCAAAACACAGTACAGATGTACGGTCGTATTGTACCGGCGCAAGAGTGCATAGCACCGAATGAGGTTCCTATGGATGGAAACACAGCATTTTTCCCAAAACAGGACCTGTCGGAGATCTATGCTAAATCCTGGGGAGCAGATGGGAAAATCTATACAAGGCTTTACAAGCCTGTTTTAGATGCAGACCCTAACAATTTACCGTCAGACACAGAAAAGGCGAAATTTGACCTATCAGACGAAGTCACAGCGGTATTTATGAAGCGTTTCGATGAACTGGAACAAAAGATTGAACAGTTGAAAACTTCGCAAACGCAAAGGAAAACTCCACAATCGCAAAGAAAGGATGATGCAGAATGAAAATGATGAATCCTATGCAGATGCTCAAAGGGATGGGAAATCCACAACAAATAATTCAAGGGATTATGGGAAATAGTCAGATGATGCAAAACCCCATGATTAGAAATGTAATGGGAATGGCGCAAAAAGGTGACATATCAGGTGTTGAAAATTTTGGCAGAAATATTGCTAAGGAACGTGGCGTAGATTTTGATTCTGAATTTGAAAAATTCAAGCGTCAATTTCCTATGAAGTAGATACTAAATTCTTGCAAGATTAAGTATAAAAAATCTTATATGGAGGTAAAAATTATGTTTGAGAGTAACAATACTCCCTTTACCATGCCTGTTATGCCTGCCAACAGCGGATATGGGAACAACGGTGCATGGGGCGACGATGGTGCATGGTGGATTATTATTTTCGTCCTTTTCTTCGCTTTTGGAGGTTGGGGCGGTAATGGATGGGGCGGTAATGGCTCTAATTCCAGTTACTACACCGATTCTGCATTACAAAGAGGGTTCGACACCCAGTCTATCATCGGTAAACTGGACGGAATCAACAACGGTCTGTGTGACGGATTCTACGCTGTGAACAACGGTATGCTTACCGGATTTAATGGCGTAAATACCAACATTTTACAGACTGGCTATGGCATCCAACAGGCTATCAATGCAGACACCGTAGCAGGAATGCAGAATGCTAACGCTTTACAGGCACAGTTAGCACAGTGCTGCTGCGATACCCGTGAAGCTATCCAGGGTGTAAACTACAATATGGCAACCAATACTTGCGCATTGCAGAACACCATGAATAACAACACTCGTGATATTATCGACAGTCAGAATGCCGGTACGAGAGCAATCCTTGACTACTTATGTCAGGATAAGATTGCTACTCTGCAGGCAGAGAACAACGATCTGCGCAGAGCCGCTTCTCAGGATCGTCAGAATGCTCTTCTGACCACTGCCATGAGTGCACAGGCACAGCAGATTATTAACGCTGTGAATCCTGCACCCATTCCTGCATACCAAGTTCCCAACCCTAACGTATATTACGGATGCGGTTGCAACACTGGTTGCGGATGCTAAAACTGCATATCGAGTAACTTAACCTTAAGGTTATGTCTGCTATGCAGAATTACTGACAACATGGGGCAGACTATATGGTTTGCCCCTTTGATTTTGAAAGAGAGGTATTTATTATGGCTGAATATACAGCAGTAGCATTACAGACTGTGGCAGCAGGAGCGGACGTTGCTTTTACTGAAACTGCCGTAAATGGAAGTAACTGTATCAATCATAGAGAGGGATCCGGAATTGTGAAGTTAAGAGGTATCACTAATCAGTGTCGTGCAAGATTCCTTGTAAGTTATTCCGGTAACATTCAGATTCCCACTGGTGGAACTGTTGGGGAAATTTCCCTTGCACTGGCGTTAGACGGGGAACCTTTACAGTCCACAAGAATGATTGTAACTCCGGCAGCAGTAGAGAATTTCTTCAATGTATCTGCTCAGGCTTACATTGATGTTCCTCGTGGATGCTGCAGTACGGTAGCCGTTCAGAACACTTCTACGCAAGCTATTGAAGTGCAGAACAGCAATTTGATTGCCGTTCGTGAAGCGTAGGAGGTGAAAAATCATGGATGTTAAGAGAATGCATGAAATGATTGAAAAACTTTCTGAATGCGCTAAAACGCAGTTTGACAAGGGCATCGACCATGTAGACACTTGCGAAATGGGAAAAGTAGTTGATATGATGAAAGACTTATCGGAAGCTATGTACTATCGGGAACTGACAAAAACCATGCAGGACTATGACCCGGACGAAGTCATGGAAATGTTTGATCGTTACGGTGACGGTGGTAAACGTTTTTATGACCATTACCGCTATGCTGACGGCAGATTTGCACCTAAAGGTCGTGGAACCTACCGCAGAGGTTATGAAGAGCCACCCTATTACCACATGACACCGGAAATGTATCACCGTGACATGGACAGAGACATGGGGCGTATGTACTACACTGAAACTTCTTCATCCGGTATGCGTGATGCAAGAGAGGGCAGAAGTGGCATGAGCCGCAGAACCTACATGGAAAATAAGGAACTGCATAAGGCAAATACACAACAGGACAAAGAAGCAAAAGTCCGTGACCTGAACACCTACATGACCGAACTTGCAAACGACATGACGGAGATCATCAACGATGCAACACCGGAAGAAAAGACGGTACTGCGGAACAAGCTGTCTGCGCTGGTAACAAAAATCGGTTAAAACACTTAAGGGGCTTATTTAGCCCCTTTTATGTTGGAGGTGGTAAATTGTTCACGATAAATGGAATGGACTGGAATTTAAGCCGTGTACACAGTCACAGCCCTATGCTGATGCGTTCTGATGGTACATATACGTTTGGCATGACAGACAGGAACACAAGAGATATTTACATATCAAATATGATTCATGGTAATTTCTATGACCGTGTTCTGTGCCATGAATTGTGCCATGCGTTTTGCCTGTCCTACAATCTGACTATGGATATTCAGACAGAAGAGATTGTTGCCGACTTTTTGGCTACTTACGGAAGAGAAGTGTTTGCACTTGCTGATGAACTGATAAGTGGATACATGGAAATAATGGCATAGAAAAGACCCCTGTTATGGGGTCTCTTCTTTAGCACAGTCCTCTAAGTCTTTCTGAAGAATTTTAGATGCAAGGTCTGAAAGCTGTGGGAAGTAGGTGATTACTTCGGAATTTCTGCATTTCCAGTTTCCGGTCGTTGCACTGTAAATTCTCTTTGCTTCATCAAAATTATATGTTCTTCCCAAAACTTCAAGTAAGTGGTGCATATATTCCTTTGATGTAATGTCGTAGCAACGGCAGATGTAATTGATTTTGCCACGGTTGATGCAGAACCAGTCTGTTTCAAACTCTAATGTCGGCTTTTCCTCGATTGCTGTGGTTGGTTGCTGATTCTTTACCGCAAAATAAGCATCCACAAGAGCATCCTGCACTTTCCATGACAATTCATCATTAAATGATTTTATAACTTTTAGATAACCACGTTCTGTAATGAGGGTTATTCCTCTTTGTGGAACTGCAATTCCTAATAGACGAATTTCGTCGTTTTGGTTTTTCTTATGCACAGTAACGTAATCTCTTCCCTCATTAAAAAATCTTTTGTTTGCCCTAAAGTTTCTATAAGCCGTTCCATGTGGTCTGCGGTGCACTTCATCAATATCCCTAAAAGTAACCACCCTCTGACCATTGTATTCTCTAATACCTAAATCTGTTCCCTCAACGTTTACCAGTTCCGTCATATTCTTTCACCAACCTTTCAATTCGTTTCAATTTATCTTTCAGTCTTTCATTTTCAGCTACCACGGCACTGTATGATTCTACCATGTGTTCGTATCGTTCCTTTGGAATGGAAATCAATGTAAAGGTTTTCATTTATTTTTACCTCCATCCACACAAATATTTACCTTGCCATTAGACAGGCACTTGCAAGCGTAAGAAAATCCTGCGATAAAAGCATTCTCTTGAACTGTCCATACTCTCTTGTTTATTGTTCTTTCTATGTCATCAGCTAACTTGTCATTGAGAATTTCATACAATTTTCCGATTACTTCGTCGTAATCATCCCAACTTATGGTGTTATCCTCATTCTGCCACTGGCTATAAATCATTTTTGCAAATTCTTCCATGTGTCATTTCTCCTTTTCTTTGAAAATAGGACACAACCTATCTGTTATGGGGTGGGGAGATAAGCTGTGCCCTATGATTGCAGAGATTTCAAATTTCTTGTCACTGTGCCGTTTTCAGTGACATTATTCGCTACTTGTTCGCTACCGTGAATACGGGTTATTTGGACACGGCATACAGTTACCGAAATCTCTGTTGATTCTCTCTCGGAAAAATGGTATTATAGATTTACCATCTCTTTGAGAGTGTGGCATTAGAACGTTGTGCTAATTGGATGTTGGGACAACGTTCTATTTTTTTTGACCTTTCAAAAACTTAATTCCCTCTCTGATAATCTCTAATATTGAATAACCGGAAGTAGAAGAGAAATTCATTATTTCTTCCTTTTCTT